CACGTTCAAATAAGCTAACGCTTATATAAGCTTGCACTTATATAATACGCACGTTCAAATAAGCTAACGCTTATATAAGCTTGCACTTATATAATACGCACGTTCAAATAAGCTAACGCTTATATAATACGCACATTCAAACAAAGTCATCAAATGAAAATCAAACCAACAAAACCAGTTTCAAGCGTTATCTACAACGGCCCTTCATTAATTGACGGTTCGCCTATTGTCGTGATCGCCATCATGCACAGTGGTAACGTAAAAACCGGGAACATGATTCAGACGCACATCATCAGGCAAGACATGAGCCCCATGCAAGCTAGCAAAATAGGTGCGGATTACAGTGTATGCGGCGATTGTATGCACAGGGGGACGCCTACAAATGACCCGGCAAAGAAGACGGCACAGGGTCGGACTTGTTATGTAAACCTAGGGCAAGGACCAAACCAAGTTTTTAAGGCTTTCACGGCAGGTAAATACCCCACGGCAACGACTGAACAAATAACCGCCATTGGGAACGGGCGCATGGTGCGACTGGGAACATATGGGGACCCCGCAGCAGTACCCGATACCGTTTGGGATGCGCTACTACTGAAGGCTGAAGGACATACAGGCTACACGCACCAGCACAACGCCAAGCAAGCGCCCGATTATCGCCGCATGATGTACAGCGCCGACAATGCGCTAGAAGCCAGCAAAGCACACGCCAAGGGTTACAGAACTTTCAGAGTTATCCCGGTGCAGGACTATAAAGAAAGCGGAAAAACGGCGCTTATGTCTAATGAGGTACTCTGCCCAGCAAGTAAAGAAGCAGGTTTTAAAACGACTTGTAACGCTTGCAAACTGTGCACCGGCTCAACGCTCAAAGCTAAATCGGTGGCTATCGTAGCACATGGCACAAGTCGAAACAACGTAAAAGGGTAACCAGTGATCAAAATCATCTTATACATTATCGGCGGTCTTTATCTGACATTGTGGGCGGCATGTTTTGCAGTTTACCTAATGACACGACTAAGGCATAAACTCAGAGGTTAAACGGGTGGATTAAAACGGGTGGTATATCGGAAGGTGTGCCGCCTTTTTTATTTGCGGTTTTATGTCGGTGGCTTATGCGCTAGGCTCAAAGGTGGCTTAATTTAAACGCCAATGACACTATTCAAGCCGTGAATAATGCACAAATCAATTATATGTTTTATGAATATAAGGGTATAAAAAAAATTCTCCCTGCCCGTACTATCATTGGTGGTTGATCATAGCTCAAAATGAATACAGAATACAATCAAACGATGTAAACATGAGATATAACGAAAGGGTATATCAGATATTTTAAAATCGTAGTATTATTATAGAGTAGTAGTTAGGCCCACATCAAGCACCCATGACTTACAGCAATTACAAAACCTTGGCCCGATTACCCAACATTTCAACAACAGATAAATCAAAGTTAAATCAAAGCTGTAACAAGTGCTCAAACAACAGCTTAAATTTGCAATCGTAGCGTTCAGAGCATCAACAAGCAGCTTAAAACCTGCATAGAAGCCCTTAATTTGTATTGTGCATAGTAAGAGCAGGGTACTACTATAAAGCTCTTAAATCGCGTTTAAAGCATTAGATATTTACCCAAAGAAAAATCCCCAAGGTTGTTACACCAAGGGGATAAAATTTTAATTTTTAGTTTTTGTCTTCTTAACTGCAGATGTACTTTCTTTCTCTGCAGCTTTCTCGCGTTTTTCTTGTAGTTGTGTTCTGAGTTCCAATCTGCGCACGATCTCCTCAGAATCAAACCACATCTCTTTACCCATAATGACTTCTTCAAGCTCCTTATCGGTGAGGAAATCCTTATAGACACTGTGCATTAACGTCCTGACTTGTTTATCTACGAACGAAGCGTGTGAAATAACATCAGATTGCTTACCAAAAGCACCAAACGTAGCAGAGTGTACCATCATTGTAGCGTAAGGCGATACACTGATACTTGGTGCAGCTAGAGCAATAAGAGAAGCTGCCGATGCTGCTACACCTTCAATACTAGCGTGAACATCTGCATCTGTATCTTGAATAGCGTTAATAATGGCAATTGCACCGTCCAATTGACCACCATAACTATTAATACTTAGGACTACAACATCACCTTCACTCAAAGACTCAATCCCTTGAAGTACTGTGCGATAATACTTTGGTTCTCGGATATTTTCATCTAGAAATACTTTAATACAGCGGTCTGTGCGTGTACTTTCAAAGTAAGGTAAATACTGTGAACCTCTTGTACTACCTTCAGATTCATCGTCATCATCATTACGAGCTAGTGAAGGGATATTTTTAAATTTATTGAGATTTCGCATTGGTTACTCCTTTATTGACCATGATTTTGTGTATAACCTAAACCTTGTAGATTCAGTTCTTTAATTTTTTGTTGACGATAAAGACAAGCCTTGACTTGCGCTTCAAGAATACCATACTTAGATGCTGAAAAAGACTTAGTTCTCTTTAAACCTTGTGCGTCATACCATGTAGTCACAAAAGTTACACAGCGATAATTTTTATGATCTAAATGAACTCCTGTAAAATTTGAGCTATTCTTTGAAGATTTTTTCCTATTTCTACAGTTCATTTCCGAAGGTATAATTCTAAGATTGGTCAAAGAGTTATCACTTGGGTTCCTATTAATATGGTCTACAACATAACCTTTTGGTATATTTCCAAATGCTAATGTATATACAACATTGTGTAACGAATACTTACAACTTTTAAATTTTACTTTCCAATATTCATCTAGATAACCTGCATTATCACCTTTACTTGCGTATTTACGACCTATGCCATTTCCCATAAAACGAGCAGTATTCCAAGATACACCACTGGGACTTTTATCATCTAAAGAAAAGAATAACGCTAATTCTTCAATATTGTATCTAGACATTATCGCCCTTTCTTAAATTGTTTATCTTGCTCTGCTTGAGAAATAATAGCAGTACCTTTAGAGTCTTCAATGATTTCTTCTTCAAAAGCAATTACGAATTCTTTAGTCAAGCCTGAACGTACAATCTCATCCCTTGTAAAACCAACAAACGCTGTATCTGGAATATTATACTTTTTGATAATTTTTTCTAGGTACACCAGACCAGTCATTCCATTTCTTACATCTGATTGCATTTCTGCATTATCACCGCAAAAGACAATCTGAGAGTCGTTACCTACACGAGTAGTCAATGCTTGAATCTCAGGTACATACAGGTTTTGACTTTCATCTACAATGATGATGCTGTCATTCCAGCTTCTACCTCGGATAGTCTCCAAGCTACAAATCTCAATAGTTTTATTCTTCAGATGAATTTCTGTAGTAGCTTTACCTAAGTAGTCTTCAAAGTAGTCAATCATCTGTTGGTAAAACGGCAACAACTTCTCTTCTGCTGTACCGGGAAGAAAACCAATGCTTCGACCAGCCAACGGTTGGTATGCACGAATCAGTACAACCTTTTTAATATCACCGTAGTGCAATTTCTTAGCTGCATGGTGAATAGCTAACAAAGTTTTACCAGTACCTGCACTGCCTCGTGCTACTACCAAAGTATTATACTTTAGGGCTTCCAATAGTTCTTGCTGTTTGTCATTCATTGCAAACAAAGGTGGAAACTGTACTCTTGCAAACTTCTCTTTTTGTACACGTTGTGATTGTACTTTTTGATTTCTTTTCATAAATCCCCTTTTACTACTTAGGATATATTAATAATAATACCTCAAGGGTTATCTTAAGGTATTGGATGATAATATCAAATATTATTCTTTAGGTTTACGACCACGTTTAACTTCAGTATTAACTACAGGTGTTTCTTCAGTATTATCTTCAGTTACCAATTCGGTTGGACCTTTAATTTTAGGTTGTGCTTTAACCATACCTGTAACTAGCATTGATCCAAATGCAGTTGGGAACAAATCGTTAGATTCAAAGTCAAATCGCCAGCCTTCAATGATACTTTGCTCTACAGCTTGACAGAACTCATATAAGCTATAAGTTTCAATTCTCTTAATTTCCATAAATACTCCTTATTAAAGTTAAACTCAATGCTTGCTGAGTTAGGTCAATTATAGCACAACCAACTATGCAAGTCAACACAAATATTTTTAAATAAAGCTTGACAAACGCAAAAACGTATGCTACACTAAGAATATACTAACGTATATAACTACAGTTATACATCAGTTAAACCTATGTTATAACGTATATTACTATATCTGTAACCTTTGATGTTATATCTAATAGTACTATAGATAGTAACATTAGATGTTAACGTTATTTAATCCTATAATAAAAGAGATATAAATAACTTAAGTATAATATATGTTATAACGTATATAATAACTACAGTTATATATTAACTCTTTTCTTTTGGCTACGCCCGATAGCTTGTCCTCAAGCCGGTTGGCTCTCTTGCAGAGTGCATGTTGAACCTTGCAGCTAACATAGCTCATGCAAAACCTTCAGCAAGGCATCTAAAACGCTCTACAAGGCTTCAATTTTAAGTTGCCTAGGGATGTGTAGCCTGAAGGTACGAAACGAGCGTATAGGCCGTTTAATCGTAAACATGAACTAACCTTATGATGGTGCAAATATGAACATAATTGAATTGAAAGAAACTATTGATTATGATCTCTTCGCAGGAGCCTTCTATTTACTAAAGAACAACTGCAGATATAGAAGAATATTTCCAAACGAAGATGGTTATATCATATTTTATAAAAATAGTAAAAGATTAAAATTTAAAGCTAATAAGTTAGCAATTGAGTTTGTGCAAAATATTGATGTGCAAAAAGATAAAGTAGTATTGCACAAAAACTTAGATGATACTGATTATAGATATATTAATTTAAAACTAATATCTAAGAAAGTGCATAACACAATTAAAGAAGCACATAGGAATTTATCTGGTGCTTTAAAGCTCCAGCCTCATGCAAAGGATGTCTTCTCTTATGTTTTAACTTGGAAAGAAAACTCCAAAGATAAAATCTTAGTTGTGCAAGACATAGTAATAGCCAGAAGGTTATATACAAGGTTGCAACTCAAATATGCTAAGATTTTAAACAAGTTCTGTGTATTTGATTGATATTTCTCTTGAAATTTACGTATTCGTGTGCTATAATCAAGGCTTCTATGTAAATTAAGTTATAGACTTTACGTAAATTGCACTATTAAGCGGTGCAACCCTGCGCAAAGACATTAACAACTTAACCCTACATAGAAGTAAACCTTCATATGTTAGTCTAATTGCCCTTTCACTCCTTTCAGCGTTAGATGCTTCGGTATGAGCTGGACTAGTAACCAGCACTAACACACAGTTAGTTCTTGCACTAACATAAATTTGTACACCATACTTGACAAAAGACATTACTTATGTCTATAATGAAGAAACACAATAAGAATACCCTATGAAATGCGTAATTTGTAACCAATACTTCAAACGTTCAGTCTTTAACCAGACTTTTGAATGCGATGCATGTCAAGCGATTGTATTAGATGAATTTGATTCTGAAATGCAAGTTGAAGTGGAATTGCTAAGGCATCCTTCAGGTAAAACTCAAGCTGTTATCTATGATGATATGAACGATGATACCGGGGATTCAATTTAATATAGCGGGTAAGGTGGTCACTACTGCAGTCTCATAAGCTCGCAGCATCACTGGTTCGAATCCAGTACCCGCTTCCAAATTTAAGCTACTATCGTCTATCGGTTAGGACATCTGGTTTTCATCCAGACAAGCGGAGTTCGATTCTCCGTAGTAGCTCCAGAGCAAAATAATGGAACTGGTAGGATCATCCATTCAACGGTTGTTAGTGACGATGGGGGCTATCGGAACTTTCAAATAAACGTGTATTCCGCAACTACGTTAAAAGTTCGGCTGCTCAATCGCCAACGGAAAGAGCATAAGGTTACAGTTGGATAAATTTTGGCATATAGCTCAGTTGGTAGAGCGTGAAACTGTTAATTTCAATGTCCGTGGTTCGAGGCCACGTATGCCAGCCAAATAGTGTATCTGTAGCTCAATTGGCAGAGCATTGGATTCCAAATCCAAGGGTTAGTGGTTCAAGTCCATTCGGGTACGCCAAATATAGGTGATTGGTTGAGAGGCCGAAAACAGCGGATTGCTAATCCGTAGGGTAGTAATACTGCCCCGTGCGTTCGAATCGCACATCACCTGCCAATAAAACTGAGTGTAGCCTAGATAGTCAGGCACTTGATTTGGGGTCAAGACCACGGGTATGCGAGTTACCCCATTCAGACCAATCTTTGTTCTCCATTTGCGAATGGCGAATGCGCTATATTAGAATAGCAAATAATTAGGATACGTATACCGTTAAGGAGACGGTCTGGTCTGTAAAACCAGCGCCACATGGCTCGTATGGATCGTTACCATAAGTATCCACCATAAACCGTTCGAGAGATAGCTTATGCTATTACGGGAAGTAGCAAGGGGTGCGACTTACGCTATAAGTTAAAACGCACACTTACATTAAAGAACTCTACCTTAGGGTCCGAAGTAGCCTCGGTTTTAGGCGTCCCACGAATCTGTTGCGTGGTAACACGGAGTTTAGAAGCTTCGGGTAAGCACCGCCAAGTGCTTACGCAAAGGATACAGCGTACTCATCTGCGGTAGATACGAAAAGGCTACTCGGGAGTCGTAACCCGAACTAACACAGGAGAATATATGTTCGAAAAAGGTAAATCAGGTAATCCAAACGGTCGTCCTAAACGGTCAGACACTTCGGATAAACCAACTAACCGTGAGCTAAAAGAGCGTGAATTAGTCATGCTACTACGTAAGATCAAACCTCACGTAGCTGAAGCTATTGTGCAAGCGGCTAACATCATGAAGAACGCAGAAGCCAGTCACCAAAACCAGTTAAAAGCTGCAACTATCCTTTTGGATAACTATCGCAGATTAACCTTGGACATGTACGATGGCGAAGAGCAAGCCGATGAAGCTGGCGTGGAAGTGCAGCAAAATAATGCAGCAATTTTTAGCTTGAAAGTTGTTAACGAAGATTGATTTTATACAACAGCTAGGTTGGCCCACCGAAAAGACGATTACTCACCGTCCTGCTGATTGTTTATTGTGAGTTTCATTGGAGAATGAAATGAAGAATTGCAAACGTTGTAATCAAGAGAAAGACTTATCTGAATTTTACAAAGCGAAAACATCTAAAGATGGTCATCAATCGCACTGTAAAGACTGTCATAGTAAAACGAATAGTCAGAGATATTACGAAAAGCATGAAGAAAATCGTGCGCGACTTTCAAAGTATTATTTAGATAACCACGAAAAAGAAAAAGCTTCTCGTAGGGAGCACTATCAAAAGAACAAATCAACATATCTATTTAACTTTTATAAAAGAGAGTATAGATTAAAAGAGGCTACACCTAACTGGTTAACTGCTGAAATGCTGTCTGAAATAAAAGACATTTACGCAAGAAGGCAGGAAATATCTAATGTAGCGGGTGTAGAACATCACGTAGATCACATTGTACCAATTCAAGGCATTGATGTTTGCGGTTTGCACGTTCCTTGGAATCTTCAAATATTGACCGCAGAAGAAAACTTAAGGAAAAGTAATAAGTATGAGTGAACAAATAATTATCGGACCAGCAAGTAAAAAGCAAGAGTTATTTTTAAACAGCGATGCAACGATTACTTTAGCAGGGGGTGCTGCAGGTTCTGGTAAAACTTATACTGCTCTTCTTATTGCACTTAAATTTATGCAAAATCCCAGAGCAACTGGAGTTATCTTTCGTAGAACTTCTAAGATGCTAACTGCTCCCGGATCAATCTGGCATGAAGCTGTGCATTTGTACACTAGTATTTACCCTAATCTTAGGATTCGATCTAGAGAGCTTGAGTTAATTTTCCCAAATGGTGCATTACTTAAATTTAGTCACATGCAACATGCAACCAACGCCTTGGATCACAAAGGTGGTCAATACTCGTTGGTAATCTTTGACGAAGCAACAGACTTTGAAGAAGAGATGGTCGTTTATTTGCTATCTCGTATGCGTAATGCTTACGTAGATTATAAACCGCAGATGTTTTTAATGACGAACCCCGACTACAATTCATTTTTAAGAGCTTGGTTAGAAGATTACTATCTAGACCCAAACACGGGTATTCCACTCCCTGAAAAAACAGGGCATAAACGTTATTTCTTTCGTCAAGGCAACACTATGCTTTGGTATAACAGTTTAGCCGAAGCTGAAGCAGCACATGGTGCAGGAGATGAGTCCGGTATTTCATCGTTTACATTCATTGGTGCAACCTGCCGTGATAACCCTCCACTACTTAAAGCACAACCAGATTATATCAGCCGATTGATGTCCCTTCCTCGCGTAGAGAAAGAAAGACTACTTGATGGCTCATGGTTTGCTCGTCAAGAGTCCGCTGGTCTGTTTAAACGCGAGTGGGTCGGTCTTGTAGATCATGCGAACGGTAGAGCTAGAAAAAGAATTAGAGCTTGGGACTTTGCGTTTAGTAAACCCTCAGAGCAATATCCTAATCCTGACTGGTCACGAGGTGTTCTAATCTCTAAAGACCCGAACAATCTTTACACAGTAGAAGATGTAGTATCTTTGCGCGACAGAGTACACGAGGTAGAAAAGCTGGTTTTCGAAACTGCTCTTCGTGACGGTCAAGACGTAACTATCAGTATTCCATTGGACCCTGCTGCAGCCGCTGGAGCTTACGCTAAAGATTTACAGCGCAAGTTAGCTGAAATGGGTTTTCACGTAAGACTAACAAAACCTGTTAAGTCTAAGATTACTCGTTTTGCTCCTTTCTCAAGTATAGCACAAGCTGGATTCGTAAACGTAGTAAAAGCTAACTGGAATAAAGATTTCTTTGATGAACTAGAAGTGTTCGATGGTGATCCTAAAAAGAAAGATGACCAAGTTGATTGCTGCTCAGATGCAATGCTGTTGTTAAATAAAGATACTCAGCTACCAGTATTTTCACTACCAGATTTTACAGGTAGTAACCCTTTCGATGGAAGCATCACAGGCTCCAATATTCCTACATTTCAAAGTTCATTAGTTTCATAATTAAAGGAGCCATTAATGGCGCGTAAATCACAAAATAACTCAGTACTAAAAGCCGTAGATGATACGCCAGATCGTTTCAAGTTAAGTGAATCAGGTTATCTTGGTTTAAACGTCTTCAACGGTGTCTCTAACGATGAACTCAAAAGAGAATTAAACTTTCCCAATAACGTAAACACCTACAAGCAAATGTCTTATCACGCTACGATTAACTCTGCGTTGACACTGTTTGAAAATATCGTTGGTAAGGCAGACTGGAAATTTAAACCCACTAATGACGCTACTCCAGAAGAACTAAAGCAAGCTAAGATCGTTAACGAAATGATGCAAGACTTGACAGATCAAACTTGGAGTGAATTTATTTGTGATGCAATGTCTGCCAATATGTATGGGTTTTCTGTGCATGAAAAAGTATACCGCAGACGCTTAAAATCTAATGGTTCTAAATACGATGACGGTATCATCGGTTGGAAAAAGCTACCTATTCGCAATCAAGAGACAATCGAAAAGTTTATCTTCAGCGAAGACGGTAATGAAGTCAAAGGTGTAAAACAAAACCTTTCAGCTATTTCTGATGTATACAATCGTTACTCAAGTCGAACAAATAACGAAGTAATTTTACCTCGTAGCAAGATCATGCTGTTTCGTGCAGGTAAACATAAAGGCGATCCTTTTGGTAAATCCATGCTTCGTGATGCATACCTAGCTTGGCGGTTCCTAAGTGTTATTGAAGAGATCGAAGCTAACGGTGTAGCCAAAGATTTAGCTGGTTTACCAGTACTGAAGTTGCCACCTCAATATCTCTCTTCAGATGCTTCTCCAGATCAAAAAGCAATTCGCGCTTACTATGAAAACGTAATGCGTAATTTGCAGTTGAATCAACAGTCTGCTTTGATCCTACCACAAGCACACGATCCTGACACAAAGCAACCTCTGTTTGAACTTGAGTTACTATCTCTAAACGGTAGTAAGGCAATGGATACCTCCAAGATTAAAGAATACTACAAGAACTTAATCTTGACTGCGCTATTTGCTGATATTCTTGTTCTAGGTCAATCTGGTGGTGGCTCTAACGCTTTAGGTCAAGTTAAAAACTCCTTATCTGCTACTGCTGCAGAAGCGATGCTTAAAAAGATTCGTGATGTAATTAACGATGATTTGATCAAGCAAACTTACGAGTTAAATGGTTGGGATACCTCTCGCATGGGTCACATGGACTTTGACAACCTAGAGATCGAAGACCTAGAAGCATTCTCCAAAGCTGTTCAGCGTTTCGCTAGTACGTCAGTTCTTGAAGTTGATCGTGCTGTTCTAAATAGAGTACGTGATTCTATTGGTGTAGATGCACTACCTGATGATGCAGAGCCTAATAAAGATTATCTACCTGAGATGACCTCTCGAAGTGGCGATGGTTTTAAAACTGCAGGTGAAGGTACAGCAACTTCTCCATCTGGTGCAGATACCAGTTCTGGTAACTTAGAGAATGCTGCGTGACGAGTTTTGCGAGACAAAGCTCTTGCAGCGTGAACCTGAAAAAGTAGCTGCAGTTTACTGGTTGCACCTAAAAGATCACACTGACGTTTTCACACAAGGATACGTTGGTGTGACTACTCGATTAATCGATATTCGCTTCAAAGAGCACTGTCAGAAATTCAGCAGTTCTTACAATCCTTACAATCCGTTGCATTTAGCTTTTGCACAATACGGGTTAGATGCGATTGTAAGAACTCGCTTGTGTGTATGTGATGTAAACAAAGCGTATGAGATTGAAAAGATATTTCGTCCGTTTGAATACACGGGATGGAACACTGCAGAAGGTGGTAAACTATCTAAAGCTGCTTATAATAGTATTCGTTTTAAATCTTACTTGAATTAATCTTAATTCTATGATATAATAGTCTACAAATACCCTGAGTTAATCTCAGGGTTATTGTTGTTTTAAAAGGAGAGAATATGCAATGGTCTACAGATAACGTGCCAGAATCAATAAAGAGTAAGTCTTTAAAACTAAAGGAGTTATTTGTAAAGACAGCCAATGCTTCTCTTGACAAAGGTTTCTCAAAAGAAGAATCAATCTTTGCTGGAACAAACGCAGTAAAAATAGAAGAACGTAAAAATCAACCTGCAAAAGTAAAAGCACCTAAGAAGCCTTCGCATGTAGAATCCCTTAGAAGTTACACAAATCCATTTGAGGTTGTATCTAAAGCTGAAATCCCAATTGAAGTACCTACAGTAAAAGCTGCAGAGTTTGATGCAGAAGGTAGACTTGTTATTCTAATGTCCGATGGTAGACGAGTAGTTACTAAAGGTAAAGCAGTAGAACAGCACATTGATCAAAGAATTGGTGTAAGTGTAAATCCTGTATTTGATCATATTCAAATGAACACTACTGCAAATTATACCGCAGAAGATTATCTTCCCGGTATGATGACTTGGAATGAATTTGAAGATTGTTTAGATATTGTACAATCTGATGGTTCTATATTGCAGGTAGGTCTTGAGCAATACATTGAAGTTATCAACGCAACAGATCAAACCTTGACAAATGGTTCTGTTGTAAGATTCTCAGGTGTCTCCCTAGACGAAATTCCACAAGCAATGCCTTTGGTCGCAGACGGTAGCACACCACCGTTGTATTTAATTGGTGTTCTTACCAATAGTATTCTTCCCGGTCAACGTGGACGAGCAACAGTCTTTGGTAAAGTGCGCAATATTGATACTACAGGTGCTTCTGTAGGAGAATCATGGCAAATTGGTGATTTACTTTATGTACACCCTTTGCAAGCAGGTAAATACACCAAAGTTCAACCCACTGCACCAAACTTAGTTATTTCAGTAGCTGCAGTATTAAAGGTTGACTCTACACAAGGTAGAATTTTAGTAAGACCTACAATTTTCCCTAGATTGTTTTATGGTACTTTTTCAAGTTCAGCTACACAAGCACCTGCGCTAATTAATACACCTTATGCTGTGCATTTTGAAACTACAGAAATTTCAAGTGGTGTTATCATAAATAACTCAAGTAAAGTTACTACACAATATTCAGGTTTATACTCTTTTGATTTCAGATTACAATTAACATCTTCAAATTCCTCTCAAAAGAACATATACATATGGACTAGGAAAAATGGTGTAGATGTTCCAAAGAGTAATTCTAAGATTACATTGGTGGGTAACGGCATTGAGGTTGTACCTTCTTGGAGTTTTTCTATAAGTATGCAAGCTGGTGATTATTTTGAGTTAATGTACGCTGCAACAGATATTGCAGTATCAATCAATGCCCCTGCTTCCACCTCCTTTGCACCATCTACACCCTCTGCTACCTTACGTGTAAGTCAGATTAATCTATAATAGGAACAATAAATGCAACCAGCACACATTGATTTGGAAGTCTACAAAGGTTCGACTTTTGTAAAAATTATCCAATGGAAAACAGGCATTCCAACAGCAGCGGTTAATCTTACTGGTTGTACTGCTAGAATGCAACTTAGAAAAGCTGTAAATGACACTACCGTATTAGATAATCTTAGTACAGAGAATGGTAAAATTGTAATTCATGAACCTCTAAACGGTAAGTTTAAAATTGTCATTCCTGCTGCAGTATCCAGTGCATATACTTTTACCAGTGCAGTTTATGACTTGGAAGTCATCTTTACTGATCAAACGGTTACTAGAGTTATCGAAGGCTGCTTAACTGCAGCACCAGAGGTGACACGATGACAACAGACGTTATTGTAGAAACACAATATGATACAATAATTGTAGACGATTCTCAAGATACTGTTTTAGTTGAAACTCCCGGTGAAGTTACAGTTATTACTACAGCCGAGCAAGGTCCACCCGGTGCAGACGGTGCATCTGGTATTCAAAAGATTGATGAAGCTTTGGATGTCAATGTATCAAACAAATCAGATGGTTCGGTACTGATCTACTCAAGTTTAACTCAAAAATGGGTAGCCACAAAAGAACTAACAAACCAGAACATCGAATCTGGACACTATTAATTAAGGAAAATTATGGCTTCTATCGTAAGAATTAAACGCTCAGATGTAGCAGGTAATCCTTCTACTCTTGGTCAAGGTGAATTAGCCTATTCTGCGTTACCAGATAACGGTAGTAACGGTGGTGATCGTCTATACGTAGGTATGGGTACAGAGACTGCAGGTAATGCAGTTAACCACGTTGTTATCGGCGGTAAATACTTTACAGATAAACTCGATCATACTCCCGGTACAGTTACACCTTCATCTGCGATCATCGTTGATGCCAACGGTAAGATTGACAACCTCAAAGTAGACAACATTGAAATTGATGCTAACACGATTAGCTCAACAAACCTAAACGGTAACGTAAACATTGCACCAAATGGTTCAGGTTCTATTGTTCTAGATGGTCAATCTTGGCCTCAAACGTCCGGTACAAACGGACAATATTTAAAGACAGACGGTTCAGGTCAAACCGTGTGGAGTAGTCCACCTTCAGGTGATTTCACTATCCAAGGCGACTCAGGTAGCGATTTATTCAGTAATGGCGATACCCTGATCTTTTCAGGTACAGATGCAATTGACACTGTAGTAACCGATAATGAAGTTACAATTTCTGTAAAAGATGCAAGTAATACTCAAAAGGGTGTAGCAAGTTTCAATACTACAGATTTCTCTGTAGCAGGTGGTGCTGTCAGTATTAACCACGAACACATTCAAGATGTAGTTGGTACAATGGTTAGCTCCAACGTAGAAACTGGTATTTCTGTTACTTACGATGATACGAATGGTAAATTAGATTTTGCAGTTAATAGTCCTGTCATCACCATCTCTGGAGATGTAGACGGTACTGCTACGATGACCAATTTGGGTAACACAACCATTGCTGTTATACTAGATACAGTGAACTCCAACGTAGGTACATTTGGTTCTTCAAGTGCAGTTCCTGTTGTAACTGTAAACGAAAAAGGCTTAGTAACTGCTGTAAGTACTGCAGGTATTTCAACTTCATTCACTATTGCTGCTGATACTGGTACTCCTGATGTTTTCAACAATGGTGAGACACTATCAATTGTAGGTGGTGAAGGTATTGATACCAGTATCAGCGGTGCAACTAATACAATTACAATTTCTGCTGAAAACGCTTCAGACACCAATAAAGGTGTAGCTACTTTTAATGCAGCTAACTTCTTGGTAACTTCTGGCGATGTTATCCTCAAAGACGCAGGTGTTACAAACGCAAAGTTAGTTAACTCCAGTGTAACCGTAGGTACTTCGAACGTAGCACTAGGTGCAACGATTACTTCTTTAACTGGTCTAACTGAAGTTCAAGTAGATAATTTAAACCTTAACGGTAACTCCTTAACCGCAACTGACGTTAACGGCAGTGTCGTATTGGTCCCTAACGGTAACGGTGTAGTTGATGTTTCAGATTCCCGTATTACTGGTGTAGCCGATCCTGTCAATGCAACAGATGCTGCCAACAAAGTTTACGTAGATAATGCTGTCACTGGTTTGAGTTTTAAGGCTGCTGTTAATCTTTTTGCTAATACAAACATCGCATTAACAGGTAGCACTTCAACATTGGTTATTGATGGTCACTCTGCCTTAGATCAAACTGACAACGGTTATCGCATTTTACTTACTGCACAGACAACAAACTCTGAAAACGGTATTTATGTTTATGCAGATAACGGTACAACTTACACACTATCCCGTGCTGCTGATACAGATGTTTACACCGAATTAGATGGTGCTTCAGTCTTCGTTGTAGAAGGCACTACATACGCTCAAACAGGTTGGGTACAAACTAATCATTATTTAACTAGCTTTGCAGGTCAAACTTGGGTTCAGTTCTCAGGTTCCGGTGCATATGTAGCTGGTGAAGGTTTAACATTAACTGGTACAACTTTCGATGTAGGCGCTGGCGCTGGTATTGCAGTAACTGCTAACGCTGTATCTCTTGCAGACTCAGTTGCAGGTAACGGTCTAGCATTTAACGCAGGTGTAGTAAGTGCAGTTGGTACTGCTAATAGAATTGCAGTGAGCGCAGACGCAATCGATATTGCTTCTACATACGTAGGTCAAACCAGTATCACCACATTAGGCACTATCTCAAGTGGTACTTGGTCTGCTGATACCATTGCTACTACCAAGGGCGGTACAGGCTTGACAACTTACGCAACTGGTGATATACTGTATGCTTCTGGTTCAGATACTCTATCTAAATTAAGTATTGGAACTAACGGTAAGGTGCTGCAAGTAAATGGTAGCGGTGTTCCAGTTTGGGCTGACATTGATGGTGGTACATACTAAATCATGTATTTGATTAATGGGCGGTTTTTACCGCCCTTTTCTTTTCCCTTTATTAAGGATTGCAAATGCCAAGTAAGATTATATTAAAGAAGTCTTCAGTAGCTTCTAAAGTACCCGTTGCAGGTGATTTAGATTTCGGTGAATTAGCTATTAACTATACTGACGGTAAGTTATATTTCAAAAAGGCAGATGGTAATATTGACGCTTTTTCAAAAGGTTCTGAATCTTCTGCAGGTGTTGCAATCTCTGAGTCTGCACCTCCGAGTCCAAGTCCGGGTACGTTATGGTGGAATTCTGCTACAGGTAATCTTAATATATTTTTTGATGATGGTAGTTCTTCACAGTGGGTAAGTGCAGCAGGTGTCTCTGAGATAATTAACATAGAGGGATCGGGAAGTGCTACAAGTGTAAGTCCTTACTCTAATGAATATGTGGTAACAGGAACTACAACTGATGCTAACGAAACAGAAATATTTGTAAACGGTGTTTTAAACTCTAGAATTCCAGTTGCACCTGACACAGTTTGTGCATATTCTATCGATATTGTAGCCAGAAGAACAAATGCAACAGGAGGCTATGCCTTTTTCCAATTAAAGAGTGCAGCAAGTAACACAGCCAGTACGGTTTCAAACGTAGGCAATGTTTACGAAATTGTTGTAACAAGAACAGACCCAACCATTGCAGTAGATGCCCGTGCAGATGACAGCACTAATTCTATTGGTATTTTTGTTACAGGTGTAGTTGGACAAACATACACTTGGCGAGCAGTAGTTAACACAATAGAGGTTTAATATGACAAGACGAACAAGAGCCTTCCTTGTTGACAATACACTGGGTAAAATATTCACTGGTGTTAAATCTGTTAGTGAAGCCAGCCCTGACAAGCTGATTGCTGGAACAAAATTATTAGTTAAAAGTTTAAGTGCAAATGCTAGAGTACAAGTAGTGCCTACTAAAAATTTAGGAACTGGTTTAACGGGTATGTACTTATCACCAAGTGGTGCTCTAGTTACACGCATTGACTTATCCGTTTTAACAGTCTGCTCAGGACAAAGTATTATTATCTCTGTACGCAAGGGTCTAACTTACGATCTATCTACCGAGATTTCAACTTACGAGTTACCTGTAGGTTTAAATACAAGAGGTTATATTACTACGATGCAAGTAGATGCTAATGAAAGTTTATATTTTAGTGTCATCCAATCTGGAAGCATTAAAAGAGGTGCTGGTTTATCAGTACGAGTTAGTTATTACGCAGGATAATATAAATGACAGAAGAACAAATCAGAAACTATTTTGGAAACTATTTAATATACGAATTTGATGCACAAGCAGAAGAGTTATCATATCTGTTACCTGATAACAGTATAAATTATATTACTTCAGATTATAAAACGTATTTTATTTCTGACAAAATTGTTCCAGTTAATAGCAGAATTAAGCTATTCGCTGATAATACACAAGGAGTTAAATAATGTACGCAAAATTAGTAGTAGGTCCATCAATTATTAGTGCAGTTCGTGCAATGCGGGATATCGGTAGGTTAATTACATCTGCAAATCCGAGCGTTGATTTACTTACAGCGTTTAATAAAACTTCATCCATAATTATTGACCCGACCCCGGCAGGTTGGACATATGTAGGTGGTGTAAATGCAGCAGATCAGCCATCCATTGCCGCTGTAGATTCTACGGCAGCTACAACATCCCCTTACGGTTACACTAACGATACGCATTACAATCTTGCATTTTCTGCTCCCTGTTTAAATAACCCATCTCGTTTAAAGTATGCACTGCTAAGTCTTGTTTGGAGAGGGACTACAACCAGTGGTTATACTTTTGCCTTAACTGCTGCCCAAAGTGTTACACCTCTTGGTATTGCAACAAATGAAGGTCCACGCCCATTCGCAGCCGCTGCTGAAGGTATTGGTGAAACGAACAGTTTAGCAATTTGTACTGCAGCTAACTTTATCCTGCACGTTATTGCTTCACCACGCCATATCACAATTATCGTTGAAGGGTCAATTGCAGGTTTGAGTGCAGTTTGGGAAGCAACAAATACTGATGTACATGATTTTTATAATAAAGCTTCATTCATACAGTATTCACACGCACAATCTTCAGCAACCGCAAGATTTCCCATTATTTCACCTACCGGCTACACTCTCACGCAAAGCCCCGGTTGGATGGCTATCGCCAGTGGTGTTACAAACGTAAACACAGGTACTTATTACGGAACATACGATATTAGTGAAGCAGGGACTGCTAACTTAGGTAACTTGGCACAAGCAAGTTCTAGTTACCGAAATAACTCTATAAATGCTGCAGGTTCTCCTAAATATCAAATTGGCCCAGTATATTTCCAAATCGGTGAATTAGGTTATCCTACACAGTTTGTAACAGGTATTGTTCCAATTTACTGGACACGGGGTAATATCGGCAGTACTGGTGACGAGCTTGAGGTGGGTGGTGATTCTTATATGTTTTTTAACTGTGGTTCTGGCTTCGGTGTAATTATGAAAACGGATTAAATATGTTACTAGCATTTCAGGTTTTATCTAAGGATCAAACAAATTGGCAGAATCTTGAGACAATTAAACAACTCTTGAGTGCCGAGACAATCAAAAGATTAAAAATTTCTTATGATCCACTTATTGATCCGGGTGTTAATAATCCACAAGAGACTTACTCGTTCAATTAATATAATAGGAGTGTCAAATGACAGTACTAAATTTTCCAACATCTCCTACACTTAACCAAATCTACGTTTCATCTGCTGGTCGTAGTTGGAGGTGGGACGGTTTAAGTTGGATTCCTGTAGGTTCTAATATACCGTGGGATAAAATATCAGATACTCCTACAACCTTAACTGGTTTTGGGATTACAAATGCACAACCTTTGGACGCAGATTTAACCGCGATTGCAAGTTTGACAGGTACAAACGGACTATTAAGAAAAACAGCAGTAGATACTTGGAGCTTAGATACTAATTCATATGCGACAAGTTCTGGTGCTGTACTTACAGTGCCGACCCTTACGGGAACCCGTGAGTCTCGTGTGGCGCTGTCTACTGGCGCGATTGACCTGACATCAGCTAACTACTTCACCCGCACGATCTCAGGCGCTTTGACGTTCTCGGTATTGAACGTGCCAGCGAACGGTACTGCGATCTCGTTCATCTTAGATTTGACGAACGGTGGTAGCGCAGTGATCACTTGGTGGTCAGGTGTGAAGTGGGCTGGCGGCACTGCGCCAATCCTCACGGCATCTGGTCGCGATGTGCTTGGGTTCTTTACATACGATGGCGGAGTTACTTGGACTGGCCTTGTGCTTGGAAAGGACGTGAAATGACAGCGCGTGATATTATCATGGCTGCTGCAGGTGCAAGCACGGCAAAGGTGTCGCCAGTGCGCAAGGGTGTTTATGCAGGTGATCTTGTAAACGGATCACTCAGCTTTGTTGCAAGCGCAGGTGACATCGTTATTGCTTTTGCGACTCCTGACTCAAAGGAAGGTCTACTTAACTGGGGCGCTGATGCTGGCTGGACACGTATTTCAAATAACCCGTCTGAGAGCGTGGCGCTTTACCGAGTGCAGCAAGCAGGAGATCAAAGTACCGTGACTTTCTATTACGGGTACGGAAATTTCCGTTTGGATTGGGGGAGAGGCGTTGCTGTTGTCTACGGTGGGGCTGCGTATGACACGGCTGCTCAACACGAGTACGTCTACTCCACTCCGGTCACAGTCACAGGCCCAACGGCAACAGCGGATAACTCTGTGTTGTTAGGTTTCGTGAGCAGGGGTGATACTAGTGGGGATAGCGTTACTTTGGGGTCAACTGATCTCACGCAGTTAGCCATCTCGACACTACCAAACTGCGCTCAGTATGCAGGGGAAAAACCAGTGAGTGCAGGGGCAACATCCGCCACTTTTACAGCCACACAGTCAGACTACGTGTGTGCCATTTTGTTGACTCTTAAACCTGCGTAAGGATTAAATATGCTCCTGAAACTATCAGACCAATCTCGTGTAAGCGAACAAGAATTTCGCCGATCAAACCCTGACTCATCGTTTCCAATGGTGTTAACAGACGGCATCATTGCAGAATACGGGTACGCCATTTTGTACGAAACAGACAAGCCTGTAGCCCCAACTGGTTATAAGGTTGTAATTGATGGCGTTGAATTTGTTGACTCACAGTGGCGCACTAAATATGTCATTGAGCCACTCAATGAATATGAGATTGAGAGACTCGCAATTCAAGTCAAGTCAATCAGGAATTCACTTCTACTCGACTGTGATTGGACTCAACTCCCAGATACCGATGTTGACAAGCATGCGTGGGCGACTTACCGCCAAGCGTTGCGTAACCTGACGAAAAACCCAAATTGGCCTTTCATCGTTTGGCCTGAACAGCCGTCAACTTAATTGGGCAAGTGATTTATAACGCAAACTGTTTGTCGTTACAATTGAAGTTTAATCTTGACACATCTCTTTAGAAGTGTTATAATAAATTTGATTGACAAATGATACCTTAAGTGCGATCAAAAAGATAAAGTACAAGACTAATATAAGAAAAGGCTACCTCGTGTAGCCCTTTCTGTTTATTATACTTGATTTTCTAATAAAATTATGATATAATAATGTTTATATTGTGCTAAATGGGAAGAATATGGAAACAATTAATAAAGCTAAAAGTTATGCTCCCACAGAAGCAATGCGAAATAATGCACGAAGAGGTTTAGCACTACGAGAGAAATATAATCGTGGTGGACTAGACGCTTCGCAAGCTAAATCAGAAGGTGTAGGTTCCGGTGTAGCAAGAGCAAGAGATATCATTAATGGTAATCTTAGCTTGGCTACAGTCAAACGTATGTACGCTTTCTTTAGCAGACACGAAAAGAATTATAACCCTAAGAAGAAAATGCCTGATGGTGGACCTACTGCTGGTACTATCGCTTGGTTACTTTGGGGTGGCTCTGCAGGTTTAGCTTTTGCTAGGCGTGTACTGAAACAAGAAGATATTCTTAAAAGTTACATCAAAGAGATTACAGACACTGAAGTTAACTCAGAGGATGTTTTACCTAATGTTAAACTTCCAATTACAAAAGCAGTTGACGAAGAATTAAAGCAAGCTACTTTTATCGTTATGGTTCCTGAAGAAGTTGATGCTCACGGTGATGTAACCAGTGAAGCTGAAGTTCGTAAAGCCTGTCATAACTTTAATAAATACTCTATGAAAGCTAATCTATTTCATTTAGTTGAAACAGATACTTTTGAGTTTTGTGAAAGCTACTGCTGTCCTAGCGATTTTGTGCTAGGTGACAAATTTGTAAAAAAAGGCACTTGGTTAGCAACTATTCAATCCTTAGATGATAATCTTTGGGAATTAATCAAGTCTGGTGAAATCAATGGTTTGAGTATCGGTGCGTTAGCATCTGTCGAATCAATCGAAGAGGATGAATAATGGCAACACAACGTAAAGCTAAAAGAAAGCTATCCGATATTAGTTTTGAGAAAGAAGGTGCTCACGTAGCTCTTACATCTAAGTCTCAAGGTGGTCCTGCTAATACACACGATTATGCACTAGTATTAAAATCAAATAAGTTTAGCGAAGAGTTTGTACAAAAGATGCAACAAGTTCGTGTAACTATGGAACTACCTGATTTTCTACGTAAGTTCTTCTCAGTATATTACGAAGATGCAGAAGTTCTAGCTCGTATGATGGGTTATGAGAAACCTGAAGTAGAAGAATCCAAGGTTGAAGAATCTAAAGATTACTACGAAGATTATATCCAATCTAAACTAGAAGCTTTTGAAGTTTTAAAGTCTGCCAATGATGCAGAGGCTCTATCTGAAGTACTATCTGAATTAGATGAAAACGAATATTTAGCTATGCTCAATGATCAAGCTTTAATTGAAAAAGCATTTGAAGCTATTGAGAAAGCTACACAAGAATCTGCACCTGCTGCTCTTGCAGACGGTAATGATACCTCAACAAACGCTGGCGTTGAGAATATTGAAGGGGTGTCTACCTCTGTTAACAAAGAAGAATTGGAGAAATCTAAGATGGAAGACGAAGTAAAAGTCGAAACCGTTGAAAAAGCTCAATTTGAACTTGTGCAAAAAGCTCTAGACGAGCAAAAGGTACAACTACAAAAAGCTATGGAAACAATCGCTGCATTTGAAGCTGATAAAAAAGAAGCTATCAATAAAGCGAAAACTGAAAAAGTTAAAGCTATCGTGAAAGACGAAAGCAAAGTAGAAGCAATCGCTAAGGCTGCTCTATCACTAGAATCCGAAGATGATTTTACTGCATTCCTCGCTGCTATGGAAGCAATGATGACCACTGTAGAAACATCCGAGATGTTCGTAGAAAAAGGTGCTTCAACTCAAGAAGAAACCGTTGTAAAAGAATCTGCTGTGGCAAAGCTATTAAAAGCCAAGCAAGTTAAGTAATCTTAAAAGGAAAATAAAATGACTCTAATTGCCACTGAAGCAAAACGTCTTTCTAACGTTGTTAAACAAGAACTCTTCCCTGAATCTGGCTACTGCCGTGATGTTCTAACCGCTACTGGTACTTTCGTTCCCGGTACTGTTATTGCTGATGCAGAAGACAACGTGCTAGGTGTTGCTATGGAAGAAAAATCAGGTACTGGTGCTAAAGTATTAGCTCTAGTTCGTGGTCCTGCTATCGTATCTAAAGATGGTCTATTCGTAGGCACTCTAGTTGCTGCTGATGTATACGCTGCCCTAGAAGCTAAAGGTATTCTCTGCAACGATGCAGTTTAATATCTAAATTACCGAACAATAAAATAAGGAAATTATAATGCAAACTCGTAGTTTTGAAAAACCATTTGAGCTAGTCGATTACACTGAAGAACTACTCTTAGTTCCTAATAAGTGGGGTCTAATTAACGAATTAGGTCTTTTCGGCGAAGAAGGCGTTGCTCAACACAGCGTTACCGTTGAATCCAGCGAAGGTACTCTCGGTCTAGTTACCGACCAAGTACGTGGCGCTCGTAACACCGTAGGTAAGAGTGATACTCGTGCTCTACGTTCATTCGCTATTCCGCACTTCCCAATGGACGATGCTGTTAAGCCAGAAGACGTTCAAGGTAAACGCGCTTACGGTTCCGCTGATCAAGCTGAAACTGAAGCTGCCGTTATCGCTCGTAAGCTAGAGCGTATCCGCATGAACCACTCCGTAACTCTAGAAGCTGCTCGTGCTTACGCTATTACTGCTGGTGCTATCTACGCTCCTAACGGTACTGTAGCTGGTAACTTCTACACTGACTTTGGCGTAACCCGCAAGTCAATCGACTTCGTACTCGGTACTTCAACTACCGACCTAAACGCTAAGTCTGAAGAAGGTATCGCTCACATTCAAGACAACATCCTAAGCGGTGAAGTCGTTAGCAACATTATCGTACTATGCTCACCTGCTTTCTTCGGCAAGTTGATCAACCACGCTACTGTTAAAGAAGCTTACAAGTACTACACAAGCACTCAAGAGCCACTACGTAACCGTCTAGGTTCTGGTGTCTATCGCCGTTTCGTACACGGTGGTGTTGAGTACATTGAATACCGTGGTGCTTACAATGGTACTGCTCTAATCCCTGCTGGTGAAGCTTACATGCTACCACAAGGTACTGCTGACATGTTCAAAACCTACTTTAGCCCTGCTAACAAGTTCTCACACGTTAACACCATTGGTGAGCAAGCGTATGTCTTTACCTACAAAGACCCTAAAGACAGCGAAATCCAAATTCAATCCGAAGCTAACTTCTTGAACTTGATTCGCCGCCCACAAGCTGTTATTAAGTTAACAACTTCTAACTGATGATTGCCCTTCGGGGCTTTCTGATGTAAACTTAGATTGCCTCTTCGCGGAGGCATCTAACATTAGTCTTGCGTTGTAACAAATCTTATGTTATAATTCAAGATTAATGTTAGATAAAACTTGCAGTCGCATTGCAGTGCGATACTTACATTCCGAAAAGAGTCTGCAAGCTCTGTTATGCCGGTTCATAACTAGGAATACCTATTCAAATCCAACCGAGGGATTAAATGTACAACAATTATTGTGTATACGTATACAAAGACTCACAAAATATCATAAGATATGTAGGTCAAGGTAGACCTGACCGTGTAAAAAGTAAATCAGGTAGATCACCTGAATTTTTAGAGTTTATTAATAGTCAAGATTTTACTATTGAAATATTGTATGAAAACTTAACGAAAGACCAAGCTCTTTCTATAGAATCTAAGTTAATACAAAACTCAGATAATTTACTGAATAAAAACTCAACAGCTTATGTTAACGATCTGACATATGATTTTTGTAGAGAGTATTTTTATTTTGACATAAGTTCTCCCACTTTATTAAGATGGAATAAAACAATATATTCAGGTGAACATAGAAATATTCAATCAACGATTAAAGATTCACCTGCTGGTAACTTAATGTCAAAAGGTTATAACAGGGTAAATTTAAATCGTAAAACATTTTATGTTCATAGGATATTATGGGTTCTTTATTACGGTAAGGATATACCAAATGATAAAGTAATAAATCATATCGATGGTGATAGACTTAACAATAGTATTGAAAATTTAGAACTTTGTACACAGCAACAAAATTGTGCTCGTACAATAAGAAAACCCACTGGTATTTCTGGTATAGTTGGTGTATCAATTAAAACATCAATTTTAGGTATTAAAAGTTCCTATGCTACTATAAGATTTCATGGTAAACTCTATGAAAAAGGTTTCAGCCAAAAGAAATATGGTGAAGAAATTGCACTATTAAATGCGATAAAATGGCGTGAAGATAAAATTAAAGAATTGAACAATATAGGTGAAAAATGACAATACATGCCGTTAGAATTGAATTAGGTGATACGTCAGAGTTACCTGTGATGAGTGATGAAGAGATTAATTATTTCTTGTCCAAGAATGATTGGAACATTAGGCGCACTTGTCTAGATGTAGCCAAATCAATGTTGTTAAAACTATCAATGGCTACAGACAGCACAGTCGATATTTTTTCCATCAAGGGTTCTTCTGCTGCAAAACAGTATATGCAAGCTTTGAAAATGTATATTTCAGACCCTAATCTTAACCAAACATTACAGACTTTACAAGGTTATGCAGGAGGGGTATCTAGAAGTGATATGCAAGCCAACGATGCTAACTTAGATAATAACATCGTTAAGCAACCTAACGCTGAAACATTTACTTATCGTCCAAGTTCATTTGGTATTTAACTGAAGGAATAATATGGACAGACATCTTGCTATAACACTAAAAGCAATTAATCAGCACGGCAAAAACTGCACATATTCTATCGTTACTGAAGGTGAATATGATGTTGAAACAGGTGCTACAACTAACACTGAAACTGTTTATTCAGTAAAGATGTATAAAAAGCATATTCGTGCTAGTCAGTATAACTTTCCAAATATGATCGGCAGAGATTCTGCACTGTTTTATTTAGCCAATAACAAACTGAGTTTTATTCCTGCACCTAAAGATAAGATTACAATTGACACTACTACATATACAGTAGACTCTGTAACTGAACATGCTGCAGATGGTCTTGTTATTTTATACAAGATATTAACTGTAAAGGGTTAATCATGCAGATTACATGCGATACTTCAAAACTAGAACAAAGCCTTAAGAAGTTCCATGAAGAAGCTGTGCGTAAGATGGAAGGTATGGTTCAAATCTTTTCTTATAAGACAACTTTTGAAGCTATTGAAAATACACCATATGGTGATGATAAAGAATACGCTGCGCTTTATAATAACAATATTCGTAAGCGGGTTCTAAAAAATGCAAAAGCGGGTATGGCTAAAGGCGGTTGGATTATTGAGATGAACAAACCTTACACAAGTTGGTGGTTCATGCAAGCTGACAATGAAGCTGCACTTAATGTAAAACAATCTGCAGACTATCGCTCTGAGAATTATAAACTTGGTGACACCGTTTACATTACTAACAATGTACCTTATGTATCAGGTGATGGTTGGCCTTACGATACTTATAAAAATGGTTCTCCTGTTAGATCACTTGAAGGTGGTGCATCTTCACAAGCACCTTACGGCATTATGGAACCAACATTACATGCTATCTATGGTATTTATAGAGCAGAATTAAAATCATACTATGAGGCAAGCTAATGGCAATTATAGAAATTAAAAGAGCAGCCGAACGTAAACTAAACGCATTAACTCCTACTATTCCAACAGCTTGGGAAGGTATAAGTTTTGAACCTCCAAATGGTTTATACCAACGAGTTCAATTTACGATTCAAACTCCCGATGATCCTGTGCTTGGTACAGGTTTTCACAGAGAGCGCATGACACTGCAAGTATTTGTTGTTGGTGCTGCAAACAAAGGAACTTCTGAAGTAATTAACCGTGCAGAATTAATCAGAGCGCATTTCGCCAAAGGTTTAGTACTGCAAGAAGGTAACGTAAAGATTCATGTGTTAAGAACACCACAAATTGCTGGTAACACTGTTGTATCTGAAAGAGTAATCTGTCCAGTTCTAATTGAATTAGTAGCTGAAGTTTATTCTTATTGAATCATGGTTGCTGAACCTAAATCAGTACATTTGCAAATGTGATAATTTAAATTAAGGAAAATAATATGACAATTTCTAAAGGTACAGCTAAACAAGTTGCTTACAAAAAAGAATCTACCTTTGGTACTTTAGCAGGTAATACATCTGGTAAACTACTCCGCCGAGTTACAGCTAACTTTAACCTAATGAAAGAATCTTACGAGTCTAATGAAATTCGTGTAGATCGTCAAGTAGCTGACTTTCGCCACGGTGTTCGCTCTGCTGAAGGTTCATTAAACGGTGAACTATCTGCTGCATCATATGCTGATTTCATGGGTTCTATCGTTGGTAAAGATTTCGCATCTGTTACTCTAGGCGCTGCTGCACAAGTTACCGTAACTATTACTGGTTCTACTTACACTCTAGTTCGTGCAACTGGATCATGGTTAACTGATGGTGTTAAAGTTGGTATGGTTGTACGAGCCTCTGGTTTGACTGCTACTGCTGATAATGCAAAGAACCTACTCGTTGCTTCACTAAGCGCAACAAACGCTGTTGTAGTGCCTTTAAACGGTTCTACAATGATTGCTCAAGCTGTTGCTTCAAGCGTAACTTTGACAGCTCCCGGTAAGCAATCATTTGTTCCTGCAACTGGTCACACCGATGATTCCTACACTGTAGAAGAGTTTTATTCTGACATTGCGCAGTCTGAAGTTTACACAGGTATGAAGGTCAACAGTGTAGCTGTGCAATTACCTGCAACTGGTTTAACTACCGTAGATGTTGGTTTTGCTGGTAAAGACCTAACACAAACTGGCACTACTCAGTATTTCACTTCCCCTGCTGCTCAAGGTACTACTGGTATTTTCGCTGCTGTTAACGGTGTAATGCTTGTAGGTGGCGCTCCTGTCGCTCTAGTGACTTCCGCTGACTTTTCAGTTGAACGTGCTACCGAAAACGCTACAGTTGTTGGTTCTAACTCTATTGCCGATATTTTCACTGGTCGTATCCGTGTAACTGGTAACTTGAGTGTTTACTTCCAAGATGCAGCTTTCCGTGATTACTTTGACGATGAAACACCTGTATCAATTGTACTAACTGTAAATGCAGACAGTACCGCAACTTCTGATTTCGTAGCTTTTGCACTACCAAAAGTAAAACTAGGTAGCTTCACCAAAGATGATGGTGAACTTGGTTTGATTGCTTCTGCAAGTTTCCAAGCCCTATTGAACTCAGATACATCTGCTGGTCTACCAGCTACTACAATTCAAATTCAAGACTCTGCTGCTTAATTAGTTAACCCTTAGTGGATATTGTGATAAACCCCTTGGTCAAAAGCCGAGGGGTTTTTCTTTATTTGTACCTACCCTTATTTCATTTGCTTACACCTCTTGATTTATCTTGAATTTTATGTTATAATCAGTACTTCATTAACAATAACAGAAAGGAACTATTATGATTTTTGATCTAGCAAAACATAATTACACAGAGATTGCTGAAGTAGGCTACAAGTTTGAGCTAAAACTTCCCGGTACTGGTGAAGGTACTGGAGTATTTATTACAGTACGTGGCGATCAATCTAAAACAGTAAAAGCTTTCGCTCGTAAAAAATATAGCGAATTCAAACTCCGTGAGCAACAAGCTAAACGTAGAGGTAAAGATGTTGAAGACATGACACTGGAAGAAGCAGAAGAGCTAGGTATTGAGTCTGCTGTTGTTCGTGTTATCTCTTGGGAAAACATTACAGAGGGTGGTAAGGAAATCCCGTTCACAAAAGAAAACGCAGAGCGTATCTTTAAAGAGTATTCTTGGATTAAAGAGGCAGTGATGGAGGAAGCGGGTCAACTGCTCAATTTTCGATAATCAAGAAATCGAACAAACTGTAGCTTTTGCAAAGCAAGAATTTGGTTTAGGTAGGAAGTCAAAAGACGGTTCTACCTTACGAGATCAGCTAAACTCTGTATGGAGACAAACAGGTAAAAAACCTAAAGAACTTGATGAACTACTTGAGTTACCTCAAGATTGTCTGTCAGTTTGGAAGTGGTTTATTGACCTTCACAATGCAAGAGGTTCTAATGGTTTTGGAATCAACCCGATCACATATACTGAGATTAAATCATACTTTGATTTGATTGATTTGCAACCCGAAGAATGGGAAGTGACGTTGATTAAACTGCTGGACAATGAAGCATTAACAGCGTATGCAAAAGAAGCAGAACTAGAGCGAAAGAAAGCCTCTAAGAAATAATAGTTGCCCTCTAACGAGGGCTTCTATATTTGTATATCTGCATGGTATATAAATATAGAATTCCGTTATAACAGGAGAAAGTGCTATGGATTTAGCCGAACTTAAATTTGTCGTTTTAACTGACGACTTAGAAAAAGCAGCAACAAGAATTAAAGAGTTAGGAACAGAGGTTTCCAAACTAAACAAACCAATGCAGGACTTGACAAAAGAATCTGCAAAGAGTAATAAAGAATTATCCAAAGCTGAAGAAGCCGCTGCTAAAGCTGCACTTGCTCAACTCAAGTTAGAACAGGCTCAAACAAAGAGTGCAGATTCTACAGGTAAATCTACAAGTGTACTAGAGCGTCAGACAATGATTCTCGGCTACATGGCAACTGGTCTATCAAAAGGTCAAGCATCCTACATGGCTACAGCTAAGGCTGCTGGTGCATTAGATGAAGAACTCGGGCAGTTAGAGACAACATTAAAAACTCAACGAAGTTTAATTGGTGGTGATGCGTTTGATAAAAGCATTGGTTTGATGCAAAAGCTTAGTAACGAAACTAAGGTTACTTCAGAAGTAAATAAACTATTCAATCAAAGTCTCGGTTTAACTGAAAAACAAATGATCGAACTTGCTCGTGAAAAAGAGCGATTAATTGCTTTATATAACCACGAGAAAAGAAGCTTAGATGGGTTAGATGCTGAGTACCAACAGATCATTAACAAGAGCGTAGAACTTAATCGTTTAAACGATGCTCGTACTAATAGTATGCGTCAGCAAGTTAAAGCGCAGAATGATGCCACTAAAGCTAATAATTATATTTCATCCGAAATGGAACGACTCAATCGTTTAACAGAATCTAATGGTACAATTACTAGTGCAACAAATAATAAGCAAATCAAATTTGAACAGGCTTTAAAAGCATCCGGTAAAACTGCAAAAGAACAAGCCGATTTATTAAAATTATTTAATGAACAGATGTTATCTACGCAAAAAGCCGCTGGTAATCGTCAAGTTGACTATCTATCTCGGGCATTAGGTCCACAGATTACTGATATCGGTGTTGGTTTAGCTACTGGTCAAGCACCGTTAACTATCCTACTCCAACAAGGTGGTCAGTTACGAGATCAATTTGCTCTGGCTGGTGTAGCTGGTGCAGACATGGGTAAAATGCTGGTTCAAGCTAGTAAGGCAATGGTTGTTAGTGTTAAAGATATTGGACTTGCTGTTGGTCAACTAGTTACTGGTGCGATTACTGGAACAGGTAAAGCTATTGCCGATAGTATTATCGCCCCATTTACCAGAATGTCGGAAGCTAAGGCTGCGTTAAAACAGTTAGATGATGGTTTAATTTCAAGCTTACGTTATGCAAGATTAATGGAAGTTGCTAATGGTAGAATGATTCAATCTTTCATTTCACTTAGTAAGGTTGCAGGTACGGTTGCTGTAGTAGGTCTTGTAATGCTCAGTAAAGGTTTATCCGATGTAATCAAAGAACAAGACGCATTGGCTACACAATTAGTACTAACTGGTGCTTCATTAGGTGTTAATACAACTGCAGCAATCTCCTACGCAAATTCTTTAAATTCTGTAGGTGTCACAACAGCTTCAGCCTTAAAGGTCATTCAAGCAATGGCAAAAGAAGGTGGCTTCTTAGCTGGTGAGATTAACACGATTGTTGTTGCAGCTAATAACTTGAAATTTGCTGGCGTTGCAATTGAAGACACCGTTAAGCAATTTGCTAAATTAAAAGAGAAACCAGTTGAAGCACTACTTGAGATTGCAAGAGCAACTGGAATGGTAGCTCCTGAGATTACAAAATTAGTTTACGAACTTACACAACAAGGTAAAACAAGTGAAGCGGCTGCTGTTGCAATGAAAGCTTATGCTGATGTAACTATCCAACAAAAAGATAGGTTAAAATCTGAACTTAGTGGTTTTGCAGTTTTTATTAAAAGTTTATCATCTAATGTTGGTGAATTCTTTGATGATGTTTTTAGAAGCCTGTGGAGAAAAGCGTCCCCAACTGAAGCTATTAAAAAAGAAATAGCAGATGTTGAAAATACCATTAAAATGGGTACTGGTGCTTCAGATACAACTAAAGCTTCAAATAATGCTAAACTACTCGCACTTAAAGAGCAATTAAAGTTGACACAACAAGCTAGTGATGCAGATCAAACCAGACTTTCAGATCAAGCTAGAAGTGCAAAAGCTTACGAAGGTTTTATTAAAGATTCAGAGCAGTTTGCTTCGAACGAAATGAAACGTAAGAAAGAACTCGCAGAAGCTGAAACTAAGTATCAAGGTCTAGTTAAGAGTGGTCAAATTTCACAAGTTCAATATGAGCAGTTAATTGCAAATATTCAAGATAAATATAAAACACCTAAAACAGATAGTCAGAAAGAATCTGATAAACTTTTCAAATCTTATCTTACAGATTTAGCGAAAATTTCTAACTTAACTAATGGTGCTATTAAAGAACAAGAGAATTATACTAAAGCTCAGAAGTTAGCTTTAGATATTTTCGCTAGTCCTGCGTTTAAAAAGTATCCTGAACAACAGCGAATTGAAATTGCAAATGCTATTGAACGTGCTCACGCTGAAGAACTAATCGCTAATGAATTAGAACGTCAACAGAAAATCAACGAACAAGTGGTCAAAACCAGAAACGAGTTGGTTGAAGCTGGTGCTAAACAATTGGACGCTTCTAAACAAACAACTCAAGCTTTAATCGATGAATCTGCTCTATACGACTATAAGTTAACATTAGTAGGTAAAGAAGAAAAGGAAGCTGAGAAGTTACTTGCACTAAAGAAGATTCAAATTGAATACGAAAAAGAGATTGCTCGTATCAAATCTTTGAACTTACTTTCAGGTACAAAAGAAGATTTAGAATTAGAAGCGTATAAGCAGTTCATCTTAAAGCGTGAAAACCTAGATAAAGATGCTAACCTTAAAGCTGCACTAGATTTTCAGAAACAATTTGATAATCTCAAAACAGGTATCTCTGATAGTATTGTAACTGCTTTATTTGAAGGTGGTAAATCAGGTAGTAAAAAACTTCGTGATGTCTTAGTTGCTGAGTTGAAGAAACCTGTCACTGTTATCGTAAATGCCCTTGTCAACGCTGCACTAGGTGGTTCATCTGGTGGAGGTGGTTCAGGTTCTTCACTGGTTGGTAATTTCATCAGTAATGCAGCAAGTAAATCCTTGGGTAACATTACAATTGGTGGTAGTACACTAGCAGCAGCAGGAGAATCTTTTGCTACAGGTTTTATGACTACCGTTGGTGGTGGTTCTGTCGAAGCAGCCTCTGCCGCCTACAGTGCAGCAGGAATGCAAGGTGTAAGTACAGGTTTATCTGCAGGTGCTGCTGTAGCCAGTGCTATCCCTTATGTAGCTGGTGCTTTACTGGTGGCAAATGCTCTTGGTCTATTTAAAACTACAAAACAAGTTGGTAGTGGTATTGAAGGTACGTTAGGTTCGGGTGACATTAACAGTTACACTACAATGCGTAAATCTGGTAGTCTCTTCAGTGGACCAAAATACTGGAGAGAAAACCGTGGTGAGTTCTCTGGTTCTGATGCACTACAAGCTACTTTTGCTGATCTAAAGAATTCAACTAGTATGATGGCAGAAGCCATTGGTAAATCTTCAGATGACATTGCAGGTTACACTAAGAAAATTGAAATTAGTTTTGATGGTTTAACTAACGAACAGATTCAAGATAAGATTGCTACGACTTTTAAAGATGTAGGTAATGAACTTGCTGCATTGGTACTAGGTGCTGGTGCTACTGCTGAACAGTTGAGTTCTTTATACAATAACGTAATGCAACAACGTTATGATCTAGAGGCTCAACTACTTGAGTTACAAGGTGATACTGTTGCACTCCGTGAAAGAGAACGCGCTAAAATCTATGATACCAATAAAGCGTTGTACGATCAGATCAATGCATTAAAAGACAAGCAAGAAGCTGATGCTGCTGCTGCTGAATCATTGCAGAAACTAACTGCTGCGACTACTACAATCGTTGATGAAATTAACCGTCTACGTGGTGTTAATACATCTAGTACTGCATTGGAATCTCAATTTGCTATTCTAACTGCACAAGCTCGGTCTGGTGACTTAACTGCATTAGCTCAACTACCTGAAGTTACTAAAGGTCTTGAACAAATTGCAGCTTCTAGTGCAGTTAATGCAACTGATATTATCGTTGCCCGTGCAAGACTAGCGCAATCGTTGCAAGACACATTAGGTTATGTCGGTGCTAACGGTCTGTTAAGTTCTTCAGCTACAACCTCTGTTCCTACGGTATCTTCTGTATCAGCAACTGGTGCGCCAACTTCTGTAAATTCATCCTCTAGTAATCAAGAGTTATTATCTGCGTTGGTAACTGAAGTTCAAGGTCTACGTGCTGAAGTTAGAGCCGATGTTTCACACAACGCTAAAACAGCTAAGATTCTAGAACGTGCTAACCAAGATGGTGAAACACTTAGTGTATCAGCTACTATTGATGGAGGTGTCGTTTGACAACAACGATTCAATTAAAACGAGGTACTAGAGCTAAGATAGATGCTCTAGCTTCTACAGGGGGTTTGCTAGAAGGTGAACCCCTTTTTATTACCGATGAAAATAGATTCGCTGTAGCCACTTCTACGACTGCTTACAGAGCTAAAACTCTAGGTGGTGAATGGGCTGCTAAGATCGGTCAAACTAGTTGGATATCTGATTATAAATTTAGATATAATAGTGGAAAAGGAAATGGTTCGAGTTTAGATTGGGTATCATCTACCGATGGTATTTATGTTCTAAAGTCTGGATTATATTTATGCAGAGCTACTGCTCGTTCTATTGGTACTGATATGTATATTGGTATAGGTATAAACGGATCAAGAGATGCTTTGGAGAATAGAACAACTGGTGCATGGGAACATGATCATTCTGGTTATAATAATAAATTTAGCGAATCGTCTTACTGGGGTTATCTAAATGCTGGAGAATTAATCACTGCTGGTACTCCTTCTCCTCTGCAATCTTATGTACTTTATTCGGCTGCTGGTTACGCAGGTTGTCTACGTATCATGAGGATCGACTGATGCCTAAATATTATTTAAAAGATAAAGAGCGTTTTGCTATTCCTAATGTAGATATATTAGATAATTTCATTGCTATTTCAGATATTGAATATTCTGCACTAATTAAAGGTGTTGAACAAGGTAATAGAGTCGAGTGCATTGATGATGTACTAGTTCTTATACCAAATGAAATTCCAGATAATTCAGCAATTGAATATCAATCGTTACGTGCTCAAGAATATCCTCCTATTACTGAATACATAGATGGTGTAGTAAAAGGCGATCAAAATCAAATTGATGAATACATCAGAAAATGCTCAGAAATAAAAGCTAAGTATCCGAAACCAGTATAAGAAAGATAAATTATGAATTTAGTAAAACCAGAAACAATTAATAGCACTGGTTCTATTACTAGGAGTACGATAGGTACTTATTTCGATAGTACAGGCACAATGCAAACTGCAGCAATTAATGCTGTTCGTATTGACTATGAACCCATCACAAGGGAGTTTAGAGGTGTATTAGTTGAAGCAGCTAGTACAAACATTCTCTTAAATTCAACTACTCTTGTTACGCAAAGTGCTACCGTAACAGCATCACAATATACTTTATCTTTCTATGGTACAGGTACTGTGGTTTTATCTGGTGTTCACTCTACTACCGTTATTGGTACAGGTACTTATCCGGTAAGAACAAGCTATACGTTTACACCAACAGCAGGAAGTTTAACGTTAACCGTAACAGGCACTGTTCAAAAAGCACAATTAGAGTTAGGTTCTAATGCTACAAGCTGGATTTCAACCAACGGCTCTCCTGCAACTAGAGCAGCAGACGTTATTACAGGCTCTGGTTTAGTTTACACTACGCTAACTGAAAGTAATCCAACATGGTCTAGTGCAACTACTTATGCATTAGGTGCAAAAGTTGTATATGGTGCTTATGGAACTTACGAAAGTCTACAAGCTGGTAACTTAAATCATACACCACCGATTGTATCGCCATACACTGACGCTTATTGGGTCCGTACAGGGCCAACAAATAAGATGGCAATGTTTGATGAACAAATCAGTAGCGTATCATCTGCTAACTCAGATATCATATTTGCAATTACATCTAGTTCAGTGGATACTGTATCACTTCTAAATATAGTTGCAGATAGAACTTCTATTTCAGTTACAGACGTTAGCACACATCAGCCCGTATATCACAACTCACAGCAATTATCTGGTGAGGAATCATTAGATTGGTTTAGTTACTTCTTCTACGATGAAGACACTCTACGAACTAGTAGTTTATACCTAGATGTTCCGAAGGTATCTAATGGTTTGATTTCTATTAAAGTCTCTGGTCTAGGTACACTATCAGTTGGTACATTTATTTCAGGACAGTTAAAATATTTAGGTACTACACAGTATGGCGTGAACTCAGGGATTATTGATTACTCTAGAAAAGACGTAGATGAGTTTGGTAATACCAGCTTTGTAAAAAGAAACTTCAGCAAACGCATGAATGCTACGATATCTCTAACAAATGCTAACTTAAATAAAGTTCAACGTATTTTATATCAGTTTAGGGCTACACCTGTTCTTTGGCTTGCAAGTACCGATGTTCAATTTGAAGAGCCGCTAATCATCTACGGGTTTTATAAGGATTTCTCAACAGAGATTTCCTATCCAATGCACTCTATCTGTAATTTGCAGATCGAAGGTTTAATTTAATAAGGAATAAGAATGTCTATTACAGCATTACCAACCCCACCAAGTAGGCAAGACCCTACAAATTTCAACGACAGGGCAGACACTTTCTTAAGTGCTTTACCTTTATTTCAAACCGAAGCAAATGCACTACAAGAGAACGTAAACCAAAAAGAAGAAAGTGCTGTTGCTGCTTCTGCCTCTGCACTGTCTGTTGTTAACATTGTCAAATGGGTTAGCGGTACAACATATGAAAATGGTGCTGCGGTTTGGAGCCCCATTAACGGTTTAGCTTATCGTAGAATTGCGGCAAGTGGTTCTGGTACTACAGACCCAAGCTCAGATACAACAAATTACAAACAAATCTCAGGAACAGGTGATGTTTCAACCTCTGGTAATCAAACTATTACAGGAACTAAAACTTTTACAAGTACGATTAGTGGTAATATCTCTGGTAATGCAGCTACAGCTACCAATGCAACTAATGCAACTAATGCATCGGTATCTTCTCAAGTTGTTGTAAATTATAACAACGATTCAAATGGCACTTATGCACTGCTTTGGGGCTCTGGAAATAGTATATATGCTACAGGAGGTATTTTTTGTAATCCCGGTTTAGATACTATTTATGCATCTGAAGTTCAAGCAACATCTGATGAACGTTTAAAGACAAATTGGAGAGAGTTACCTGTTGACTTCGTAGAAAAACTATCTAAAGTAAAATCAGGTATTTACGATAGAACAGATATTCCGATGACTCAAGCAGGGTCATCTGCCCAAGACTGGCAGAAGTTACTTCCTGAAGTTGTCTCTGAAAATGAAAATGGAATGTTATCTCTTGCATATGCTAATGCAGCATTAGTTTCTGCAATTGCGTTGGCAAAGGAAGTTGAAATGTTAAAAGAAAAAATTAAACAATTGGAGAATCAATTATGACAGTAAGAGTTAGAGGTGGTGATATTGTATTCAATGATGGTAGTACGCAGAGTACTGCTGCAGCAACCCCTAGCACAGACTTTGGTGTCGTTGGTACTTACGCAATTTTAATGCATGCAGTCAATTCAGATTTGGCCCAAGGTGCCACAATAGCGGGATCAAGTTTGCGGCATTCATTAACTGGTATTACTCCTTTTGGCGCTGTTACTAGAAACATCTACGGCACCTACCCCGGAGGCGGTATAGCACCATCTGGAACTTGGAGAAAGATGTCATACGGATTTAGTTATCAGACTTCACCATATGACTCCTATGGTAATTTAATATACTATTGGCTCCCAAGTTTGTTCGTAAGAATTTCTTAATAAAAGGATTTGCAAAATGAAAATTGAATACGCAAAAGACCTGCGATGGTCAAACGAGTCCCAAGACACAATTGATTTAATTGTAAAATGGGAGCATTTTAGTGAAGAGCACCCGTTTACAGCTTCTTTAAGCGACCCGGAAAACCACGGTAAAAAACTTTTTCAGGACGCAGTCGCAGGTAAATACGGGGAAATCAAAGAGTTTATCTTGGTAACTGAAAATCCCGTTACTACTTCACCATTCCCAACACCCCCTTCTGCTGAAATTCCTGTGGTGAACATCCTATGAGTACCCCTAATGTATCCATTGGTTGTGTAGCTAATTTATTCTCCCGCATGATGCACTTTGTAAAAGCGGGAGATATCGAGCACGGGCACACGCACCAGTTCGACCATTTGACCTTATTAGCCAAAGGTAAACTTAAAGTTACCGTAGATGGCGTATCATCTGAGTTCACAGCCCCACACATGATCTATATCCACAAAGATAAAGTGCATGAGTTAGAGGCTTTGACAGATGAAACAGTAGCTTACTGTATTCATGCTTTACGTGATAAAGATAATAATGAAATTTTAGACCCAACAATGATACCCGAAGGTGTTAAACCTCTGTCATTAGCTGGTCCTATTTGTTCATAATCACCCTTGATTTAACCAACTAGTTATGATATAATAGTCTTAACTTTCGCCTGAAAGCTTTCTGTTAATTCAGACGGTTTTCAGGCTTTATTTTTATTACAGATCATAACTAACGTTATACAGCAAACTAGCAGTCAAAGGTATTACTATGTCAGAACAAATTGAACACCGTGTTATTAAACTAGAGTTAAAAGTAGAAGATCACGCAGAAGAACTAAAGAAACTGCAAGATATCTCTACAGATTTACGCAATTCTTTATCTGGTATTGAAAAGACGTTAAATCAGATTAAATACTTGGCAATCGGTGCAGTGTTAGTTGTACTAACTCAATCAATGGGTATTACTAACGTACTCAAATTAATAGTAGGATTATAACATGTTACCATTAATATCGGGAATAGTAAGTTCATTAATCTCTGCGGGATTACCAAAGCTTGCACAAGTTGTAGTTGACAAGGGTTTAGATTATGTGGAAGAGAAAACAGGTATAAAGCTGGAACCTGAAATGTCTGCTGAAAAGATCGCAGAATTAAAACTAGCAGCTTCTAAGCACGAAGAATTCCAAGAAGAACAGCACAATAAAAATACTGCAAGTGCTCGTGATATGAATGCTCGTGTGCAAGAATCCAGCGTTGCTTCTACACTAGCTAAAAACGCAGCTTATATCCTAGATTTCATTATCGTCAGTGCTGCAGTGATTGTATCTTGGCTTGCATTCTTTAAAGGTGTGCCTGTTGAGAATAAAGAAATTGTTTATATGGCATTAGGTTCCTTGTGGACACTTACAGGTACTATCATTAACTTTCATCGTGGGTCTTCTCGCAATTCTCAATTAAAAGATGACACCATAAGTAAATTAACCAAGTAAGGTGTAACATGAAATTATCTCAAAATTTTACATTGGATGAATTCACACAATCAGCGTCTGCTAAAAGACTTGGTATCTCTAACGAACCAACACCAGAAGTCATTGCTAATCTACAACTACTTGTAACAAACGTCCTGCAACCGCTTAGAACAGCCCTAGGGCGCTCAATTAAGGTTACTAGCGGCTACCGTAGCCTTGCAGTGAATAAAGCCGTTGGTGGTGTTAAAACAAGCCAGCACAGCGAAGGTATGGCAGTGGATATTGTTGTAGACGGTATGACACCTTACGATGTTGTGCAGTTCTTACTTGATATGAACATTGAGTTTGATCAAGTTATTAACGAGTTTAACGAATGGACACATCTTAGTTTTAACCAAGGTAGTAACCGCAAGCAAGTATTAACCGCTAAAAAGACAGATGGCAAGACTAGATTTATTTCTGGTCTTTTCAAATAAAAGAAACCCCTAGAGGAAACCTTACGGAATCTTCTAGGGGTTTTTCTACGTCTGTAGTTATCCTACAAACTCTTCTAGTTGTTTAGCTGTCATTGAACCTGTGTGACGTTTAACTACTTGTGTTCCTTCCATTAGCAATACCGTAGGTACTCCACGAATATTGAATTCAGTTGTAGCTGTAGGGTCAGCGTCAATATCAATTATATTGATCGGAACGCCGAGGTCAATATCTTGAAGTTTTTTCTTCAGTTGTTGACAAGGGCCGCACCAGTGGGCGCTAAATACTACTAGATTTTTCATTTGTTTCCTTTAAATAGTTGATAGCGTTTTCTAAAATAACAGGATTATCTTTAGCCATACCGAGCATTGAATTGCACGAGCGATATAATAACCCTCTTACTACGCCAGTTGAATGACAGTGGTCAACGTAGAGATATTTATGCGTGTTATTATCTTGATGTGTTCCGCATATTTTGCAGTTGTAATTCTGTTTTTCTAATAACTCCAAGTATTGTTCTTTTGTCAGATTGTATTTATTTTCGATCATCCACCAACGATTAGAATCTGCTTTCTTATCTCGATTTTTCTCAAACCATTTGTCATTGTAAACTTTTTGACAAGATTTACAAGCAGCTTTCTTACCGTCTTTAGAGTGTTTGTAATTTGAGAACTCACTGTAGAGTTTTAATTCTCCACAGCGAGAACAGACCTTATTTAGCCCACACATCTTGCCAATCACCTGTTAAAGCACCTTTGGCATAATCAGTTACTCGTTGCTCAAAGAAGTTGCTATGTGTAGTACCAAGCATACCATCAACCCAAGGTAAAGGATTCTTTTTGATTTTAAAGATACCTTTCAAACCAAGAGCAATCAACCTGCGATCTGCAATGTAACGAATATAAAGTTTAACTTCTTCTTTAGTCAGCCCTTGCATTTCATTTACACCAAAAGCTAAGTCAATGAATTTATCTTCAAGATCAACCATTTTTTGTGCAATGGTATACAACTGAGATTTTAGTTCATCAGTCCAAATATGTTTATTTTCTTTAACAAATTCTCTGAATAATTTGATCATGCTTTCAGTGTGTAGAGATTCATCAACTTGTGACCAAGCAATGATTTGACCCATCCCTTTCATCTTACCGAAACGAGCAAAGTTTAAAAGCATTACGAAAGAACTGAATAGTTGCATACCTTCTGTGAATGCACTAAATACAGCAACTTGTTGTGCCACTGAATTTTCATCTTGATTAATAAAAGATTCAATGTAATCGTGCTTGTCCTTCATCTCTTCATACTGTAGAAATTCATTGTATGTAGTCTCTGGCATACCCAATGTTTCAATCAGGTGTGAATAAGCTGCAACGTGAATTGCTTCTCGTGCTGCAAAGCTTGATAACATCATTCGTACTTCAGGTGCAGGAAAGTTTGGAAGGTAATTTGTTACATATGCACCAGCTACATCAATATCACCTTGTGTGAAGAATCGAAAGATGTGTGTAAGAAACTGCTTTTCACTTTCTGTGAGCTTGTTCTTCCAATCATTAACATCTTCAATCATTGGTACTTCAGTATGCAACCAATGCATCTTTTCAGACATTAAGAAAGCATCGTATGCCCAAGGGTAGCTAAAGGGTTTAAAGTAACTGCGTTTATCTGTAAGTTTCAATTTTGTTTTCATTTATATCCTTAAAATAGAAAGAGACTGCCGAAGCAGCCCCTATTATACATCAACCTTCACAAGCTAGACAAGTGTCGTTGTTTACTAATGATGACATGTCGATTTCATCCTCAATTCTTCTTCGTTCAACCTTCTGACCAACCTTATCAGCTTTACGCAATTTAGAACTACGAACATAGTATAAAGATTTTAACCCTTGCTTCCAAGCTTGAAAGTGAACAGCGTGTAAGTATTTTACACTAACATCAGGTCTAAAGAACAGATTTGTACTGATTGCTTGATCAACAAACTGTTGTCTATCAGATGTTTGCTCAACAATCCAACGTTGATCAATTTCGGCAGCAGTTTTAAACACATCTCTGGTGTACTGATCCATCCATTCTAGATTCTGTACTGAACCATCATCTGCAATAATACTCGCCCACGTATCATCATACCAAGAATCTTCATGTTTCAAAGCTTCTTCTTTAATGATCTTATCTAAAAACCTGTTCTTATTCAAGAATGCACCAGAAGTAGTATCTTGACGATATGCATTTGCTGAGTAGGGCTCAATACTTGGTGAAGTGTTTCCCATGATAATTGAACTAGACGCATTCGGTGCAACAGCCATAACATGACTACACCGCTTCATCACATTCATAGTTGCTGCATCTGGACAAGGACCACGTAAGATTGCTAACTTTTCATTTGCAGCATCAAGTTGTGTTCTAATGTGTTTAAACATTCGCATGTTAGTACTCTTAGCCAATGCGCCCTCAAATACAATATTATTCTTTTGCAGATAAGCATGATAACCTAATGCACCAACTCCTACGCTTCTCTCTTGAATTGCACTGAATCTTGCTCTTGCAATCTCATTAGGAGCATTCTGAATAAAATACTCAATAACGTTATCAAGCATTTCTAATATATCAGGAATGAACTGAGAATCGTTTTTCCAAGTATCAAAGTATTCCAAATTGACTGAACTCAAGCAACAAACTGCAGTACGCTCTGCTGACGTAGCTAGTGAAATTTCACTGCACAAATTAGAACCATGATTTTTTAATCCTAGTTTCTTTTGGTATTCAGGTAGTCCTTCATTTGCACGATCAATAAACCAAAGGTATGGTTCACCAGTTTGCATACGTAATTCTAGCAGTTTCATCCAAAGAGCTTTAGCAGAAACAACTTCAGTTACTTTACCGCTGTGTGGTTGCACCAATTCCCACGAATCATCTGCTGTTGGGTCAATCATGCATTTTTCAATAATCTGCATAAATTTGTCACTGATATTTACACCGTGATTCAAATTCAGTGTACGCATGTTTTGATCACCAGTTGGTTTACGCATTTCCAAGAACTGCGTAATATCTGGATGACTAATGTCCAAGTAAGCAGCATAAGAGCCTCTGCGAGTTGTACCTTGCTTGTATGCCAAACTAGATGCATCGTATACTTTTAAATGCGGCATTACACCTGCAGATTTTTCATCACAACCACGGATACCTACGTGTATTCCTACGCCACCACCCATCATAGATAACCAGTTTGTTTCAGATAGGTTATTAACCAAACCTTCAGAAGTATCGTCCAAGAAATTTAAGTAGCAGCTAATTGGTAAACCACGTTTATTCCGTCCAAAAGATAGAATTGGGGTAGAGTAAGATAACCAGTGCTTTGATGCGTAGTCATAAAGACGTTGAGCATGTGCTTCATCTGTAGCGAAAGATTGTGATACGAAAGCAAATCTATCTTGAGGTGACTGTTCATCATCTCGCATGTACGACTCTTTTAATCGTTTTAAACCAAGTTCATCAAACAATGAATCTCGGGTGTAATCTTTCTTAATTTGCATTTATTCATCCTCTGTGATTGTTGTATATTTATCTCGTGCTTCAAGCATAGCTTGCGCATCTTCTGTCTCATATCTTGAACGGTAAACATCTTCTGTTAACTTGCTTCCACTCGCTTTGTCAATGGCTGGTTTACTAGCGTAACCACTGTAAATCCAAGCTTCATCTGTGCGCTCTGCACCAACCCACCTACTACACATTACAATTTCATTGAATCTATTGCGATGTGTCAACCCATCTTGACGCTCAAAAGGTTTATCAACATCCATACCTAACGAATGCAGAAAACTTTTGAACTTAATCTCTTCATTTTCAAACTCTGCTGAGTAATTGGGCATTACTTTTACAATCTCAGATTCTGAAACAATGCACAATGCTACGATTGCATTTGGACGAGGAGGAAATGTTAATTTTTTATTCATGTACTACCTTTAAAAATTAAGAGAATAGTGATTATATCACAGGGATTTGGGTAAAGCAAGGTCTTCATCCGTATCTACAGAATGTAGTTCCTTGTGGTCTTGAATTAGCTTATGCGTAGCAGCATAAAGTACTACTACGATTGCTACCGTAATGATAGCACATAAAATCAACAGAAAGTTCATTGTTTACCTTTCAATTCAGGATTGTACATAAATTCAAGCAAGAACATTGCATTAACGGCTACAGCAGACATATGACTGATAGTTGGGTCACTACTATCTACATCATAGATTTCACCCCTCCTAATAGCCTCAAAATGCCTCATAAGAGCATCCATGTAGCGTTGTTCAGCACCTTCTACCTTCTGCCAGTTATTACGCTCTTTATACTTCTTTAAACCTTCAGTTAAATTACGTGCAACTTCCTGTAATGCATACGGAGGTACTAATGTATATTGAAACTTACCTTGATCGTACTTAGTACCGGGAGTTTGCGGTTTATGGTTAGCTTCAAAGCCTTTCCAATCTTGCATTTGATGTGTATTAGACCGTAAATCTACTGTTGAAACTGGTACAAAATACACATCATCTCTGGCACAATCTACAAACTTATTTGCAGATGTACACTCGTTACTACCGTTACGGAATGCACATAGATTACACCCCTTACTGCTCTCTCTGTCAAAGATAGGTGTATAAACCTCACCGTTAACCGTAATATTGTCCAAACTCATAATTAATCCCCCTTAAAACCATTCAATAACAAACTTGCAGGAATGCAGCTAGATAGGTCGTTTGATTCAAAATCAATTGGCTTCATAACTTTGTCATTCCAGTTTTTAATAACAAACAGTTCATACTCAGAGTTAAACTCTACTTGAACCGGGATACCATCTTCTTCATACTTTTGTGCAGTTTGAATTACAATTAGTTCTTTTGAAGGATACTTTGTTAAGTTATTATATGCTGTATCTCTCATGGCTTTATTTACGTCTACGCCTAGATACTCCAACTTCTGTAATAGACCTAGTGCAGTAACCATTACATCGATTACACCGTCAAGTGTTTCTTTCACGTTGTTCTGGTCAATACCTTTTTCTTTAATCTCTTTGGTTTCTTCAGCAATAAGTTTGTATTGAAACTCAATGTCTTTGAGTGTAGTGAGATTGTGCTTACCTGCGATTTCATTGAATGTCCAACAGTCTACTTGGAAATCTGAAATGTTGTATGTATCTTGCATGTTTATACCTTTTTAAAATTGTGAATAGCCTTTAAAGCTACGTGTGCATCTTCCATTGCGTCTTCAATATAGCCCAATAGAAATAACGGAAGGATCAGCAACCATACGATATAAACAATAAACTTCATGTTGTGGTTTGTTAACCAAATTACCCAAGGTTGCATTTTAATATCCTTTCAAAGTTGTTTAAGTCTCAATTGTACCATAATTCTTGGCTACTGCGACAAATTAGATGAAAAAATACCCTAGGAGTTAACCTAGGGTTTGTACTTAGTTTTCTAACAGCTTATTTGATTTACTTAGATTTTCTTTTGCAAGAATAACTTGTAGATTCCACGGTACATGAAGACCACGAACATTTTTACCTCGAAGCGGTACTATGTGGTCTACATGATAATCTTGCCCTGTATAGAGCCTAAACATCTGGGCACAAGTGTAAAGTTCTCTCATTTGTTCAAGTTCTCCAGCAGTTAACCAAGTAGGTGTAGCCTGAAGTTTAGCTGCCCTGCGTTTGGAATGTTTAGCATTAATCTTATCCCTGTTTATTACACCATACTTTGCATCATACGCTGCAATCTTCTTTTTGTTATCTCGACGGTATTCCGCTTTCCGTGTTAAAATTTGATCTTTATTTTCTGCTCTATATCTGAAATTTCGATCTGAAATTTTATTTTTGTTGTCTTCGTAATAGCTCTTAATACAAGTTTTACATTTTCCATGATAACCATCTTTTTGATTCTTATGTTTATAAAACTCAGTGAATAATTTAACCTCTTTGCACTTAATGCATGTTTTCATAATTGATCCCCGTCAAACATCCGTAAAATATAGAGCAAAAAGTAGTTACGGGAAACTACTCTTATCATTAAAGATCATGACTTCTTTAACTATTGCTTTATAACTATAACAGATACTATTTAGGAAATCAAGTTAAATTATGGCATAAATTGCGTTAAACAATCAAGCTTTTTCGTTTTTCTTTTGAAGCTGTTGTTGTCCGTGTACGATGCACAGCACCACAATCATTGCAACGAACCTCTTCAAAGATGCTAACAGAAGTTGTTACGTTACGACCTGTAGGATCAACATTTTCACTGCCGCATACACGGCAACGAGTTTTATCGTCATCGTAATACAAAGCTGCATTGAAGTCTGAACCTGCACGACCTAACTGCCGAGTACGCAAGTAGATATCATACAGCAAATCTACGTCCTGTTCGCAGTATGTCACCATATCTTTCATAGCTTGCACGTCACCTTCTTGTACCTTACGCCACAGTGAGATACCACCAGTGCTAACTTTGCGACCTAATCCAAAGAACTCACCAATTGCATCCAACCGATTACTTGGTAGCTTTAGATACTTACGTGCTAACTGCAGTGTATCTAGCACTTTAACTTGTGGTAGCGGTGGAAAGTTATTAAAGATCGCTCTTGCTTGTACGACTTTGTGATCGAAACCTAATGAATTGTGCGCCAGTACAGCGTCAGCTTCTTCGTATAGTTCAAACAACTTTGCAACAATACGGCTATCATCTTTAGCTAGAACTTCTTTTGGTGTAAGGTAGATACTTTGTGTTTCACTCTGACCTAACCAGCGCCAGCTAGAGCACAAAATCCAACCGCCGTTATCTAAGATATTATCCTGCGATAAGTTAACTTTGAAACGTCCAAATGTAAGCGCAGTAGCTGCTGCAGTTTCAGTATCAAAGATTAGAATCTTAGGGCCATCATTGCGCTTAAATGCAACATCACGAGGGTCATATTGCAAAGGTACTCCACGTTGAAACAAGTCGTTTACACCGGACTTACTGATACCTAAAGATTGTGCAATTGTTCGTGAAGAGTAACCTGCGAGTTTCATATTGCAGATTTTCTCAATTGTTTCATGTGTATATTTCATTCTACATTACCTTCCGTAATTGTTGCATCTTCTTTTTTAATCCAATTCAGTGCATTGAATTGTCCACCTTCTCTTGCCCAATACGCTTTGTCTTCGATGAACTCTACTTTGAATTCTTCGCCGATTCTTTTAGCATACCAAAGCAAACCATCGTTGCAGTCGATTACTTTAATTTTCATACTTATCGTAAGCTAGACTTACGCTCTCTGAGTAATAACCGTTTGATGAACCGTACCAGCGAATGTCAACCCAACCTTTGACTGTAGCTAACTTATAGAAAGTCCACGTACCAGATTCAGATGTATTTTCATCGTTGTTTGAAGATTCCTCTGCAAATAAGATAGGTGAACCAACCAAATCAGTCAAGTCACCTGTGATATCTTCAATTGATACACTCTCACAACAGTCTTGTTCATGATAAAACTTAAAATATTCTTTATCGTTTTTAAGGATAAGTTGGTCACCAGTTTCGATTACTTCTGTAAACACTCGTCCAATTAAATCAGACATTTTTGGATAATAAGAATCACCCCAACCACTTTTTTGTACTTCGGTTACTTCCATCACACATCCTTCTCTTTGTTGATAATGTCTCGCAGTGTATCATAGCTGAACTGCTTTGTCAACACTGCAGATTGAAATAATTTCTTGCGTTCAACAGCATTCTTACCTGCAGTTTTACCTAAAGCAACTAACACTGAATCTTTTTGTGCTTCTTTTAGCTTATTAAATGCAGTGTTAATCTTCTTTATCCACATGTTATGTCTGTAGCGTGTGTCAGGTTCTTTCTCAAGATAGTCTGCACACTCTCTGAGCAAAGTGGGTAGATCATTAGGATACCACCAAGCGATCAAACGTGTAAAAGCATTTTCACTTTTACCTAAGAAAGCATTAACCTGACGATGTAATACACCACGAACTAACTGAGTTTCATCGTGAACGTGATCTAAAACATGTTGCTTAACCGGAATATCTAAGCCAGTTACTGCACATGTGTTGAATTGCTCTTTTGTAAGCAGTTCTCGTACTTTCTTAACGTCTGCTGTGTTATAAAGATCAGTTGTGCTATTTGATTTAGTTGACATACACACCTCTTTCCGCTGCAAACTGAATAAAACTACTATCATCATCTGCACTGCGCTTCATGTAAGCTAACGTCCAGTACATCTGAAGCATGTCAAACCAAGTAACTTCTGTGTGATCTTCACCATGACAGTCTGTGTAATCAAAAGGTTCTGGATATAAGTGTTTAAACTCGCTGATAACAACTTCAAGAATTTCTTTTTCAGTGTTTGCTTTCTCCAGTGCTTTCATAGCTTTAGCTGGACCGTAAGCTACATTAGACAACTGATAACCTTTGTAAGTATCTGCACTATCTCCTGAAAGTACTTGCAATGCTAGAAACTTTAGACCTTCACCTTTGTAACTTGTCTTTTCTTTCCACAGTGCCCCTACATCGGGAATAACCTTGCCTTGCCACTCTTCTTGTCCAAAGTTTAGCACCTCTACGCCTTGAGACTGTTGTGCGTCTTTATCTGCAGAAGCAATGATAGGATAATTACCTTTAGCTAACTCTTCGTAGGCTCTAATTGTAATCATGTCGTCAGTTTCAATACCTTTGATCAACTGCGCTTTGTGCTTAACTTGTAAGTATCTTCGTACATCTACAAGTTGCAAAGGTTTGATTAGGTCATCACGATTGTTCTTATACGGTGTAGGAAGGGCTAGAGCGTGTCTAAACGTCTTACCAGTACCAAGGTATAGCTCTACGCGATCAGCCCACGTATGGTCCGTTAAACGCTGAATAACGCTCTTTACGTTACGTAGAGCAAATCGAATAGAAGCTGCTGTTTGTACATCTTCAATTTCATAGTCTTCAGGTTTAAACTCCATGTTCTTTTCTTTGAGTAACGTCTTTAGCTCTGTGCGAGTTTTAAAGATTTTTTCTCTGCCTGATTTTAGGTGCTTTGCTACAATACTGCGCTTTTCATTCGCTGCAGCGTACTGATATGCAATCAGGTCAGCATCAATGATAAGTACTCTTTCTGTCATCTACAGATTCTCCTTAAAGAAAAACCCCAAGGGATTAACCTCGGGGTCTTATTATCAGCTACGAGCAGCTTGGATGGCTTCTAGTGTTAGCTCTGATTTTTCTACTAGCTTTTGGACACCATCTTTTACGATAGCTTTAGCTACATTGCACAATACTGAAGGGTCAAGACCTGCCGCTTTAGCTTCATCTTTAATCTCTTTGATTTCTTCGCCAAGAGACTGTTCTTGTGTGTATAGTCGTACTAGTTTAGCGATTGCTTCTTTACTTTGCATATTAGGCCTTTTTAAGATTTGGTTTGTACATCCATGTGAAATTCATTACAACTACAGCTAACCAGCTATAGAATGTATATGGAATACTCAGGATTGGAAACAACGTATTGAGCGACCAGATTGTAGCCAACGGCACAAAAATGATAGCTAAAATAGCCAATGTAAGAACAGATACAATCGTTAGAATGTCTTTAGTTTGCTTTGTCATAATTCTCCTTGTGTTATTGAATATTAAAGGTAGGGACCGAAGCCCCTACTATATGATTAGAACGGAATATCGTCATCCGTGTCATCAACCGCTGGTTTAGCTTTAGCTTTTGCAGCAGGTTTAGCGGCAGGTTTCTCTGCTTTTGGTGCAGGAGTATCATCACCGAATTCATCACCGGGATTGTAATCACTTGCTGAACCTTCTTCTGGCACATATTCGATCATTTCGGTAACAAGAATGTTCTTTAGGTAAAGAGAACTTGTACCGTTGTTGCGAGTAAACACATCAATACTGATTGAACCAATAGAACCATTACCGGGTAGCTTAGTGTTGGTTACATCAACTAGTGTATTCTTAACCTTCTCAAAGACTTTCGGCTTATATAGATCAGGTACAGGCTTACCAGTTTTACCTAGCTCTGTAGATTTACGGAAAGTGACAACCCAAATATTCTTACCTGCGCCTTCTGGTGGTGCGGTTTTATATACGGCTTCAAACTCTGCAGTTTTGACTTTCTTGACTGATACTTTTGCGTCAATGCTTTTAGCATAATCTTCAAATTCATCGATAGTGTCTTCATCTACAATAGCTACAGATGCTTTCCATTCGTCAGCTTTAGGTGCATCGCCAGCTTTGACATAAGCTTTAACAGGCTTGTTGAGTTGGACGTAGAGTAGAGTTCCAGTTAATTTATTCATATATTTCCTTTCGAGGACTAATTATGTTACAGACTAAAATGTGCAGGACTAAATGCACGACTAATGCAGCTTTTGCCACAAACCAGATTATAACAAAGCTTGTTAGTCAAGTCAAGCTTTATTTTTTTGTTATTCGTAGACAATGACAGTCTTTTGTTTAGGTGTTACAAACTTGTAACCTTGGTAATCTGTACCGTAGTGTGATGCGTAATAACCGTAGACTTTAACAAAGCACTCTTCACCGTCTTTGCTAAACTTCCATACGCACCAGTAGTGAGAACCTTGGTCTTCACCGCCGTAACTATCTACCGATTCATAAGCGATTGATTGATTGTCAAGTGCAGTAGCAATTTCACCGTAACAGTTATCTTCATTCATCATATCTTCTAGTGAACTATCAGTTACACTACTAAACATACTTTTTAAAGTTTCTTTAAGACTCATATTAAACTCCTTATTTCTTTTCAAACACAGTAATAGTTTTCTCTACAGCTTGCACTTCGTAGAATTCTTCGTAGGTTGAATCATCATATGATGCATAGTAGCCATCAAACTTAATGAATACAACTTGCATTCCATCTGAGAATGAATACACACTCCAGTAGTCCGATCCTTGGTCTTCACCGCCGTAGCGATCTACAAGTTCAAAGTTGATGTTAGCTTCAGTAAGCTGTTTTCTAAAGTCTTTTACACTTGGGTAATCCCAATTATCTTCTTTAGATGAAAACACACCATTATGCAATTCATATTTAACTTCATTAGCAGTTTCCGCAAGTAGTGTACTAATTCTGTCAATTAAACGCTCAGTCATATTACTCCTTTAGTAAAATTTGTTTAACATTCTCAAACTTAGCAGCATCAAACATATCCAAGATATCTGTATAGTTATCAATTGCATAGTTTCTAAACCAGCCTGAACACAGTGTAGTACAAATCTTGTTGACTGATTTGTAAAACGCTAGTTTAGCTGGTGTATTCCAATCGCTAGGCACTAAGAACCTTTCAGTTGAAATAACATAAGCTTCTTCTGCAATGCATCTAAGTTTGTCTGCATGACTTAGATTGTACCACAAATTTTTATCGCACCACGCTAACTTTGAATCTTTTTGTAATTTTTTATACAAAGGTTGATCGTAATAGGCAAACAACTCGTGCAAGTAATCGTGATTGTACTTCTTAGTTACAGCATCATCAAAGAAATCTTCTACTGTTTGCATCAAGTTTGGATTACCTTGTGGGTATGCTGACATTGTAAGTTTGGTGCGTTTGTTTAGTACATCTTCATCTTTGTCAGTAAAGAAAGGACGAAATACTTTTAAGTACAGATTGTAGTGCGTCATATGTTTTTCAAACTTCCGATCACGCCACAAGTGACTGCGCTTTACAATAGCAAGGCCAACAGGATTAACTACGTAAACTCTTTGACCTGCAATCTCAATGTAGTGCGTACTTGCATAGTTTAGTAGATCGTAATTACCGACTTGATCAAATGTATGCCATTCAATGCGCTTATTGTCATCTTGAATTTTATGTTCGCTGATAACATCCCAATCTGAATCTGGCTTTGCTTTAAACGTAGCACTCCAGTATTGCAATGCTTGTGAACCGATCAGAAGATTTTTCATGTTAACTCCTTTATTTGGTGGACAGTGGCAGAGTCGAACTGCCGCCATGCTTGAGTTACAAACACCTGTTAGCCGTTTACACAGTAACTGCCCATGTTTGGTGTGAGCGACAGGTAACGCTCCTGCTTCCAACGACTTATGAGGTCGCTGCCTGACTTCTCGGCTTCACTCACGGTTATAGTAAAATATACATAAATACACTTTACTATAAACTCTGGTCCCTAAACCAGTATTATAGTGTCTTTCGCTCCCGTAGAAGATTTCTCTCCTATTATTCGTTACACTATTGGACGACAATCCGCATGCTGGAAATCCTGCAGTACAGCGCAACTTGTACTTGCATTTTTAATGACGGGACTTACACCCGCCTCGCTGGAAGTTTGCCGCTAACTCTAGGGATTTGAGCAACAGGCATCAGCGGGACTATTTATGAATTTAAACTTACGAATCCTTTGATTTCCGACTATCGCAGCTTAGATATATCTAGAATCATCTACGAGTAAGTACAAAGGCATCGAGGCTGGCAACCTTTCGGTTCATTCGTAAGTTTAAAACTGGTGTAACTGGATGGATTCGAACCATCGGCTTGGTTTACCCTCTGGCATTTGGTCCTTCACCGTGAAGAGGTTCCTGCTCTACCAACTGAGCTACAGTTACATTGTTTGGTGCGAGTGGAGGGATTCGAACCCACGACCAATGGTGTAGAAGACCAGTGCTCTATCCAACTGAGCTACACTCGCTTAATCTCAATTATACATCAGTTTTTAACTTTGTGTCAACAACTCGTAAAATATTTACTCTAATATTCAGCCTAGTCAATTCGTTAAGATCAGATTGTGGCATTGACATACAAGCTCGTAGTATACCGTTTTTATCATACTGCTCCAACGTTTGATACTCTTTATTGTACTTATACGTGTAACTCATAGTATAACCTTTATGATATAATCGTGTTTAATACCTGAAGATAAAAATGCAAGTTTAGCTTCATGTTTGTTTTGTGCAGTAATTATAAAGTGCCCAAGCTTAGGTTGCTTGTATTCTTTATAAACCACATAGTACTCTTTCATGATTCCATCCTCCAACAGCGTGTGTTTTAAACGTAGCTTTTGATATGCTGATTACATGCTCAGGTAACTGCTTATGTGTACCAGCAAACCATTCATCTTCAAAACAGCATTGCATCTTAGCAAGGTCATGTTCGTATGCTACTTCCCACACCCAAAACGGTAAAGCACCCCAACTCATGTGTTCTCCTTCAACCATTTTTCACGTTCACTTTCGTGTTTTAAATCAATATATGCTGAGTCCAGTAGTAATTGATATGCTAACTTTTCTAGATTTGAAGGAGGATCACCTACGTGTGCCCGTAATGTAATGTTTTCTAGATCGTCAATGCATTTTGAAACAAAGTTGCTATCAAAAATTCCACAACCTGCTATACGTAATTGAACAACAGGGGCAGTCCCTCTCGGTTGTAAATTATTTCTCAATCGTTCAATGATATCCATAATCTTCCTTTCATTAATGGCACTGACCCCAATTCATACCGGGAATGTACTCAAAGCCTAAGTCTACACGAAGTTTCAACTCTTGGCAAGCTTTTTTGATACCTTCTTCGATGCATTCTACAGGTACAGTCTTCATACCAACATACGCACCCTTCGAACCGTGACCAATAGCACTACAACCGGGATTAGCTTGAACGAATTCTTTTGCTTCTTCTTCAGTTGCAAACGATTTAATCTGCAGCAAACTAGGATGACAAGCCATCTGTTGTTCATCATGCATGTGAATCAACCACCAGACTTTAACATCTTTCTTGGTATCTTTGAAAGGATCGCCAAGGATTCCACGCTCTTCCATAGCCTGAGCTAAACGAACAGCAGACCACTTAGCAGCAATAGCACCACCAGACTGGAATAGAACGTTAATAAGGCTGTGTTTACTACGAGTTGATAGCAACCTACCATCAAGGCCCGGAATGCTCTTCTTGCCGCTTGCTTCCCATCGTTGCTCTACACGTTCTTTTAATTCTTTAAGTGCAGGTACAGCGTCCCAATATTCGTTAAACAAGCGTTGACCTTCAGCTTCACTAATGCCAAGCATCTTAGATAGCTTTTTAGGTTGTGCACCATAAATCGCAGCATAGGAAAAGGACTTTGCAGAGCTACGGTCAATTCCAAGTTTACGTGCGTTAATACTGTGAATGTCATTAGGCTTTTCTGCAACCAACGCTGCAGCTAAGTTTACACCGTCAGTATAAGGCAGCACATAGTGACCCATTACTCGTGCCTCCAGTGAAGCAAAGTCGTAACCCAACTGCCATAGTCCCTTTCCGCTACCAAACAGTGTACGCATTTGTTCACCGTACAGCGAAGTTACGCGAGGTACGTTACACACAATCTTATGGCGATAGCGTCCAGTGTTAGCACCTAAAGTATCTGCAGGAGTAGGCACACGACCATCTTCACGTACAGCACTTAGAAAACCTGTCATTGGTTCACCATCTTCATCCAAAGCACCACCAGCAATAGAATTCTTTCGGTGACGATATGTGTAGTAATGCACAACATCTTTTACGAACTCTGCTTTTTGACCTAGTGAGATAAGGTTAGGACAGATTTCTTTTTCTACACCTACAGTAAGCTTAGGAGTAGTAGGCAGGTAAATAGGTTTTGTACCGTTGATTTTCTTAATCAAGAATGCACGTAAGTTTTCCATACGAACATCCAGCAATTCTAAACGCAAGTCACGAAACACTGAAGTTTCAGTTTGCTTGACATAGCGGTCAATAGCTTCAATGATGCCATCGTAATCTCTTACGCTCTTATCGGTCTTCTTAACGATATCGCGCTCTTTAACTTCAGATGGAACCCAACCCAAGGAAATCAGATAGCCTTTGACAACATCGATATCTTCAATGTCTGCCTCCTCTTCATTCTTTAGAGGCTCGTCTGTAGTAATAGGAAATACCTTACCTTCAAAGGTAATTGTCTTTTGGTCTTCTGAGATAACTGCAGAAGTTTTCTCGCAGAACTTCAGAAGGTTAGCTGACACTTCGCCGTTCTTTTTAAAACGAATCTTTGGCAACTGATAGAAACTTGCATTGGCTTGTGTCATGCGCTTTTTAGGCAGCAGTGGGTCTACAGTCTTCGCAATGTCTTGCATCAATGTAGTTAGTTCTGCAATGTTCTTATGTGCAAGCTCTACGTTAAAATCAAAACCGAATAGTTCTTGACGTAAGGTAAGATCAGTCAGCTTAACTTCCATGCTGTAAGGTGTATTCCAATCGTGCTTACCTTGCTCTTTGATAAGCTCGCTTAGAACTGAAGCATTAACGCTTGTATCTTGAATACAGTAGTCTAGCATTTCTTGTGAGAAACGGTCCCACTCTGCAAAGTGAATCTTGTTGTTGCCCAAACGCTTACCCCAAGCATCAAGGCTGTGACCACCAAGACGATCAGCATTCAGTAGTTTAGACCACAAAAGTGTATCTGTAATTTGAACAGGTTTACCAAACAGTGTACTAGGTTGACCGGGATAGCCTACAGTGTAGTCCAAGGCATCATACAGCATCAGTACAGGTAAGTCGAAAGCTACAATGTTATGTCCAATCAGTTCGGTGCAATCACTCAAAATACGACTGAGATTCTTCTTTGTGATCTCTTCTTTGACTAGTGATACTACAGCTTTGGTGTCTAGGTTACGCACGACCACGCACCAGACTTTGTAGTCAGGCTTTAACTGAAAAGGCATAGAGGTGTAATCCAAACCGTTTTGCAGCAAGTTCGTAGATTCGATGTCGATGATGTAACGCATGTCTTCCTTCCAAATAAATAAGCCCCAAGTCTATCACAACTTGAGGCCCATGTCAACTATCAATGATTGTTTAACCAGTCATCCAAGCTATGCAGTGTATGAGTGGCATTGTCGTAGTAGATAGAACCAGCAGGTCCAGTCAAACCGCATACACGATTCTTAGTTACGCTGATTTCAGTACTGTTACGTGTGATCTCACTTTCAGCCATCTTATCACGTTTTAGCAAGATATTAGCAGAAGCAGATTTGATAATCGTACTAGAACCCATGATGTTCTGTTCGCTATCAGCACCGTTTTGACCTGCAGGTGTCTTACGCATGTGGTTAATAAAGATGAAAGTAATGCCGTGACTCTTAATAAAGCCTTTAGCCCACTTCATAAATTCCGCTTGCTCTTCGTTAGATAGACCATCCAAAATATCTTGCAGTGGGTCCAGTACGATTACTTTCGCACCACAAGCAGAAACTAACTCTTCAACAGTGTCTTGAATTTCTTCAATTGAACCATCGCGGTTATCTAGCAGATAGAAACGAGAATCACCATCTTCTTTAATGGTAAGTTCTTTTGCTTTTTCTACTACACGGTCTGTACTCAAGTAAGCCATCTTCTCGTCTTGGCTTTCGATTAGTGCAAGCTTCTTTTCAAGGTGTCGTGACAATAGCACTTCACCATATTGACCTGCATCTAATTCCATTGACACAATACCTACAGTGTGTGGAGAGTTAAAAATCCAGTAGTAAATCAATTCGTTTACCAGTGTAGTTTTACCAATGCCTGTATCTGCAGCAATGTTTACAATGTGACCTAGTGGCATACCACCAACGAACAACTCGTTAAGCTTTTGCATGAAAGGTGGAAACGGAATCTTGGCAACCGCAGTTTGACCCATGATTCGGTCATACAGTTTACTAGAAGCTAATACACCTACAGGAACTTGCTTTTTAGCATCATAAAAATCATGAATGAACTCCTTTGCTTTGTCTTTTTCAAGATATTCGTTTGCGTCTTTATAACGCATTGGCATAATCTTGACCTTACCTTTTGGTAGTACTTTAAGTAGTTGCTCTGTAGCAGTTTGACCAGCCTTATCATTGTCATATGAAATAACAATATTCTCAAACGAATCAAAGAACCTGAATTGTCCTGCAATTTGTTTGTGCGAGTTAGCACCTGTAGTTGGAGACACTACAGCAGTTTCAAATACACCGCCTTTGGCTTCAGCATACTCAGACAGCATTTGATATGCAGATAGTGCGTCAATTTCACCTTCGGTAATGATCACATATTTACCACCACGGTTAAATCGAAACTGCATGAACAACTCGCAGTCAGCCCCTGTTCGACCTTTGGAATAGAAATTCTTAGGTACTTCACGGACCTTGTAGCCTACCAATTGACCTTCTTGTGTGCAAGGGTAGTACTGCTCAATAACTTCGCCTGTATCCTCTGCAAAAGCATGTCGTACACCAAACTTAGTGTAAACAGCATCATCAATACCACGAAAGCCTTTAGCCTTAACAGAAGTTTCAGATTTAATCTCTGAATTCTCTTCTGGTGTAAGTGCAGGTTTTGTACTTGGTTTAACTTCCATGTTCTCTACTTCCTTTTTAACGCTAGAGCGAACTCTAGATGGTTTCTTTTGATTTGCTTCTTTGAACTCTTCAGATGGTATTGTATGCTCACAAACAAAACAGTGACTTGATTCGTCTTGATACACTGCTCTACCATCTGAACTGCCGCATTTATCACAACTTGTATGCCTGATAAAATTCGCCATTTTACTCCTTATTCGTTTTTAAGTAACCATTTGTTGTTAATTGCCTTAAAGCTGCAATCATGCACAGTGTTACTCTTAAACACCAAACCTTCACGTTCACTGCCATTTAACAAAGACTTACCTTCAGCATGTTCTAATAGAATCTGAATAGTACAGTCTTTAATATTGGCAGTTTCTCTGATGATAGGCACATGCTTTAACCCAAGCTTTTCACACGCCGCTTTAAGCTGTACAGGTAAGATATATTGTCCTGTGTGGGTATTGTACATGTCGTAAACGTAGAAGTCAAGCTGTACTTTGTACTGATTTCCTTGGATACCTTCACCGATCATTTCACCTTGAATTGCCATACCCTTCATAAAATTACGGCGCATGATATCTTCAATATTAAACTTACGTGCTACTTTCCAGAATGAATTTGCTTCGTCTTCTTTCAAGTCTAAGTTACGTGAGCATACATGGAATACACCTTCATCATCAAGATAGAATGTGGAAGAGGAGCCATCAAGCTTTTCCGTGATTGACCAAGTATCTTTTTGGTACTCTTCAAACTGTCGTGTCAAGTTTTGAATACGCTCTTGATCAGTCTTTGGTACTAGCGCAGGGAAATTACCTCGTGCCATACCAGCAAGTTGAGCGTTCATGGGGCGTTCCCATTTGATAATACCAAGAATATCACTTACATCTGATCCTTCGAATTCATCAGGAGTTAGCCAATCTTCTTTTTGTACTTTCGTTAGTACATTTAATGGTAGCAACAAACCTTGTGAAATTTGACCACGTAGTTTTACTGTACGTAGGCGCTCACCCTTTACACCTTCAAATTCACGAGGCTCTTTACCTTTAGATAGGAATGGTGCAATATCGTGACCTACCCACGAGTCAATTTCGATATACACGGCAAGTGAATCAACTGCAAATTCACCCTTCTTTACTACAACTTTCCAACCATCGACTACAGCGACTTCAATAGCATCTGCACCTTCGATGGGTTCAATTGCTGCAATCTTACGAATAGTTGCTAATTTACGTTCTGTCATTTGTTTCTCCTTTACATGTCATCTTTATGTCGAATACCAACTAAAACCGGAAATCTAGGTACGGAGTATCCTGTGCCAACGTCAAAGTACTTAACCTTTGCAAGTTGACCCATCAGTGATTCTCTGCGTTCCCACAAGTCTTCTCGGATAGCATCAGTCATACCACTGCCACAACTGAATGTATCGCCTTTAGAGGTACGTAGAAGCAACGATCCCATTGTATCTAAGGCTACCATACCGTCTTTAGCTGTAGAGCGTTCTGTGCGGCCTAATTCATTGGTCTTTGCTTCATTGGTGTTGGTGTACTTAGGCTCCCAACCGATGATTTCAAATTCATTGTCTACAAAGCGTTTGACTTTCTGCAATTCTGGATTCTTAGTTCCAGATCGACCGCACTTATATTTAGCATCGGTATCACGAATCATAACACCTTCTGCACCTTGAGCCAGCATTTCAGCTTCAAATTCATCAAGCTGTTCATCGCATGATATGGAATAGTGCGGCAATACTTCTACTCGCAATGGTAAACGATCATCACGATCTATCTTAACCAAATGAGCGTAACGCTCTAACCAAGTAGATGTAGGATGAAAGCGGTCAAATACCCAAAAAGTAAAATCTGGTTCACCCTCAATACGCATAACTCCAGAAGTACTTTGGTTAAATACATCAGGTGCATTCTTATCACCAATGATTAGTTCACCATCTAGACCCTCCAGTAACCCACCTGTCCACTGGTTCTTAAAATAAGCTTGAATAAACTTATTTGGAATCGATTTAAGACTACGTGAATAAGCTACACCACCAAATACAATGCAGCGAATACCGTCAAGCTTTTCAGACATATATCGGTTTGCTGGTTGTGTCTTAACCTTGGTTTGCTCGATTGCAAGTTGTGGCTTAAAGCCCTCTGGAATTGTCATCATCGTTCTCCATGTTGATCTGTATATTTTTGAAAATAGTCTCGATTTAAAATTTCAATAGCTGTTTTTCGAGCCTCATATGCTTTATTAAAAGCAACAGCATCTCCGTATTTTACTGCAGAAAACGAAAGGTTCATCTGTTCACCATTAATATTTTTCCAAGTTGCTCTCCAACTTTTATTTTTGGAGTCATACGAAACACCTGTAATTCCTGAGCTATTGTTAGAATTTTTACTTCTATTTTGTAAATTTTCTCTGAAAGATTTTACACAAAGATTTTTTAAATTGTTATTGTGTGCATTTCTGTCCATATGATCAATAACACAAGATTTATCAAAAATATCAAAATCAGGGTTAAACAGTTTCCAAATAATTCGATGTACAGCATAAGATTTATTATCAAATGTAACTCGCCAACTCTGCGGTTTACCTGTTTTTCTAAATATTCTGTGTCCGGCAATATCATTAAAATGAGCAACTGTTTGTCTACCTTTTTGAGTAAGTTTGTTACATTTCCAACGTAGGCAACTTTCACTTGTCTCATCGTAATAAAAATAATCTTCAAATCTGATCAAAACTAATCTCTCCCAGCTTTAAAAATGCGATACCGTTTGTTACCAATCTTCAAGTATAGACCAGCATGGTAGAAAATCTTAGGTGATTGCCAAATAAATTTAGGAAAATTCATGCTTCGATCTCCTTAACTATTTTTCCGTTCGGTTTGTTCTTATGAACACTAGCTATTCTTAATTTACGTTCAAGCAACTTCTCTGCACTTCTGGCATCAGTAAGTCCGGTGTAAACGTTCTTCCAGAAAAACCAAACCTTTTGTTGTACGGAAAATGTCATTTCGTACTCACCACTCCAATTTTCAAAACGAGGTACTTCAATAATACGAAATTTCATTTAGTTTTCTCCTTGACTTTACTTTTGATAGCATCAAGCTCTTCTGCAAGCTTAAATTCAATAAGCTCTAATGTCTGCTTACCGATTGTGCTTTCCATTACTTTTTCACCTGTGTACGCACCAGCCATCATCCACATTGTGCGTTCGCTTGGCAGAAATGCTCCGATTGTACCACAAGCTAGAATTACAGCAATAGGCCATGAATAAAATTTACCTCTTTTATGCCAGTAGTCCGCATTGGCTAGTAAATAACCAACGACATATGCAGCGTAAAAAACAATCGTTGAGCCAACGATAAAACTTAGAAATTTTACAATGCTGGTAATAACACCAGCCAAATAAATTAGAAATACTAAACTCATTGTGCCACCACCTGTAAAATCATGTTAATACCTTGGATGATCATCTGTTGCTCCATTGGGTTCAACTGATGCCATGTACGTTTGTCGCCAAACTTTGTAGCTACTGTAGACCAAAACTGCTCTACATCTGATTGATTACTCATTATTTTCCCCTAAAGTTACAGTTCCTGTTCTATACACAAGTTCTTTCTTGAATAGCATCTCAACGTAAGTACCTCTGATCTGCGTTTGAGTCTCAAGTATAGCACGAATATGGTCAATAGCCATCTCGCACAAGTAAATATAAACACCGTGTGGGATATGCTCACCGTTCTTACCATAAGACTTCCACACAAAGTTCCTACGAATAGTCTCAAAAGGATCACTCAGGTACACATCCATTGCTGTAGCAGGTGTTGTATTTACGCTACGGCGCAAGTAATCATTGCCACCGTCTACAATGTAGACTTCACCAGATACTTTATCTA